ATCTAGTACGCTATCTGACTGTCCTGGAAGCAGGTTTCCGTCAGATGTTAGAGAAAAAGTATTACCCAAACTACTAAATGCATCAACAATGTTTGTGATTGCGGTTTTCAAACCACCCTTAGCAAAATCGTCTATGAGAGTATTACCAATATTACCTCCAAGCCTACCTAATCCACGAACCCCACTGCTCAATAATTGAGTTAAATCTAATTTACCCAAATTACCCAAATTGGGAATACTAAATTTACCAGCGGAGCTAAATAACTTTTTAATACTATCCCATATTGGACCAAGTGTTGGAAAATATCTGTTACTAAATAATCCCTTGGCTGCTGACGACCCACCGTCAGCTGCATAAACTACTCCTCCACTACTAAAAGTTTTTCCACTACCAACACTACTATTAATAGATCTTAATAAACCAAGATTATTTTTAGTAGCTTGTGCGTTAACCACAAATTCTCCCGGACTTAGCATTGCTGGTATAGTATCAGTACCTTTAGGTTGATAATTTACATATGTTCCATCACTAGCATAAATTAAGCCTCCTTTGGCTCTGGCTTGAGGGGCCGCCGGCGGCTTAATATCTCCTGGTCTACTTAATCCTAATCCCATGCTTCTTAATTGTTCTGTATTAAATCTAACCTCAATATCATTTAATGCATCTATAAATCTTTGATTAGCAGCATCTAATACTGCTGTTTGTTTATCTAGGGTATTTTGATTAATTGTTTCTGTGCTCTGTATTAAAGATTGTTGTTCAACCTGTAATAAATTTCTTAATTCTCTTATTTCTCTACTTTCTTCTGGTGGCTGTTCCAACCTATTAATAATAGTTTGAAATATAGGATTATTTTCTAGTCCTGCTCCTTGAGATGATGCTAAATTTTTGAATAATTGTGCTCTTATTGGTCTAAGTTCATCTTCTTCTAGACCACTCATAGAACTAAGTTCATTAAACAATCCTAAAACATTTCTTGTTTGTCCGGCAAAAGCCTGTTGAGCAACTACCATAGCTTCTTGTTGAGTTTTTCCATCATCCAAAGCTTGTCTATAAGCTAGTTGAGCAGCTTGAGATTGTTGAATAGTATTTAAATTACCAGATAATGCACTATTAAGAATATTGAATGTTGTTCCTAGTTCCTGTAGTTCTTGAGGAGTACTTCCTAATAGTTTTTCGCCAAATGATGTTGATGCTCCTGTGATATTAACAGATTTTTGTTGTAATCTAGATATTTCTGAAATAATATCATTAATATTTTGCTCTATATTTTGCGGTAAACTTTCTAGTGCCTGATTAACTTGTCTAATAGAAGATTCTGTTAAGCCTAGTTGTTTATTGAGCTCAACGAATTGTCTAGATGCTGCTAAATCTCTCTTATTAAAAGACTGTGATAGATTGTCTAATGATTTTTCGATATTTTGTTTTTGTTGTATTAATGTATCTCTTCTATCAGATAAGAAATTAGCATTTAAATCTTGTGGTCTTACTCCAGCACGAATAGCAGCGGTTGATGTTCTAGCCTGTCTTCTTTCGCTTAATGAGATTCTTTTGCCTAGCGCTTCTTGTAAACTAAGATTACTTTGAGCAATAATATTTTGTGAAGATGCTATATTTTCAGCTAATTTATCTTGTAAAGATCCATATTCTTTAGCTGATGCTCCAACAAAATTCAAAGCATTTTCTAAAAATTTTGCACTAGCATTTAATGCTTCGAATACTTGTTTACTAGCTTGTACTTGTTGATTTAGTCCGGGTATATTATCTAATATATCTTGTGTACTAATATCTTCTAATTTTGTTCCTCCTTTTGTTAATTCGTTGATAGCTGTTTTAAATTGCGATCTGATACTTTCTCCAAGTTGCGGTCCAAAAATACTATCTAGTTGATTGGTTAACAAAGAACCAAATCTGTCTCCTATAACATTAGGATCTGTAACTCCTCCTGCTCTGGCTTGATTCAGAGCGGATGTCATGGAATCCTCTATATCTAAACTAAATCGTGCAAATTGTTCTATAAACTGTCTATCTCCTCCAGCAAATTGGGCGGATTGAGATATAGCGGCATTTTGTTCGGCTCTAGAGTAAGCTCTAGGATTTTCTAAAATATTAGATGTTCTTAATCTATTACTAAAATTTGCAGAATCATTAACAATATTTTGAATACTTTCAGAAGCTTGATCTAAACTAAATGCAGCCGCGTTAATTGATTGGTTTAGCGTGGTAAAAGTTCTGGTCAAACTAACGGATACAAAATCTAGTTGTTTAGTTAGTCTTTTGTTTGCTTTGGCTCTTTCTATATCAGCAAATCTAGTTTCTATGCTTGTTCTAATTTCTTGTGTTTTTTGAGCTGTTAGTTCGTTAATTTTTTGATTTTTTCTATCTTCTGTATCTGTTGATTGTTTAATTTTTTCAACCTCCACAGCATAGGCTGTATCAGCTTCTAAAATAGAAGCATATAAACTATCAAAAGAGGATCCGGCTTGTTGTAGTTTTTGTGATACTGTTTTATAATCCTGTTCTGCTTGTATCTGAGATTCTAAAAATTGTTGAGCCACAGCTGCTGCTTTTTGTTGACTAACCGCTTTTTCTCCTCCTACTGTTTCAGCGGTTGGTGTTGACAATAAGCCGATTCTTCTGCCCAAACCGGTTAGTGTTGACGGAGCATTAGCTTTTTCTCTAAAAGCCGCTAATTTTACTTCTTCATTTTGTATTCTCTGAAAATTTCCTATAACATCATTAAAAGCTCCTTTATCATTAATATTAGTAGATAATCTTTCAAATGCTTTGGTTGTAGTATCAAATATCTGATCGATTCTAGCAGCACTAGCCGTTGCTTCAAAATTTGCAATACTAGCACCCCAACTATCTATGGACGTGGCTAATCCGACTAGTAAACCTCCGATTGCTCCAATACCACCGAATTGTGAACCTATACTAGTAAATGTTGAAACATTAGACGCGACCCCTGCTACGCCGGCACCCGTTGCTCCTCCTATGACCTCTCCCAATTGACTAGCAAGAGCCGGTCCTGTAAAAGCTAATGCCGTACCGAATCCCCCAAAATTAATGTTACTTTGTTTTTTACTGGTATTCTGTAGTTGATCAGAAGATTGCTGTATAGCGCTACTCGCTTGTTGTTGAGCTTTAGCTCCGTCTTGTTGAGCTTGTGCTGTTTGTTTAGAAAAACCTAGTATTTGTTGAAAAAATCCAGTTATCTTTTGACTAGTAGAGACTTGTATTGCAGTATTAGACTTTAGTATAGGAGATTGATCCTGCATCCTTCTTAGTGCTTCAAAAGAGGCTGATCGAGTTTGTGATCTTTCCGATTCGGCCTGTTCAAGTGTTTTGCCTCGGGGTAAGTTTTTCGGATCTATAGGCTTTGCGGTTCTAGATAGAATCTCTGAACCTTTGGATAGTACCGCTCTGTCTGCTTGCTGTTTGGCTTCTGTGGCTGTTTTACCCGCTTGTCTAGCTCCTTCGTAAATAGCTTTTTTAAAGTTTTCTAGTTCTATTAATATTCTTTGTATTTCTGCTTCTAGATTTCCTGGACTACCACCGTCTTTAAAACGTGGTATTCCAACACTTCCGCCCCTATTTAATCCCAAGGCTTTTGTAGCTTTTTCTCTTATTATAAAACTTCCAACAGGTAAACTTGTTGGTATACTATCACTAGTTCCGCTTCCTGGCCCCTTAAATATACTAATTCCACCATCACTAAATCGTCCCATACCATTTTTATCAGCTTGATTCATACGATTTAATGTTCCATAACCAATACGTTTAGCAAGTTTGGGAGGAACATAAGCTTCACCATTGCTTACCAAAGCCGGAACAGAACCACCATCAGCAAAACGGTTTATTGGTCCGCCATCAGCTCTTTGAAAATATGACAGAGCCATACTTCTAGAATCAACAGGTTTTTGTGTTCTATTATTATTTCTTTTTACTTGTTCTGGATCATTAAGCAAGGTGGGGCTTTTGCTATAGCCGCTCTGTAGTATCCAAGCCGGATCATTTGCTGGAGGCCATGTTTCTTTTCTTCCATAAAGCTTAGGATCTATTAGTGCTTGATTTTTAGTCCAATTTTCTGGTTCTAATGGTGTTTTTTTAACATCTCCTCTATTTTTAAAGTAATAAGCCCAAACCTTTTGAGCATCAGAGCTGACCATACTTCTATCGGAAGTTAGCATACCTCCTTTTTCAGTCACAGCCTCCATAGCCACATCATACAATCTTGGTCCATATCCTTTAGTAGCTTTTGATAATCCAACATACCATAGATTATCTTTGTATTTCATTGCTTGTACATATCCTGATCTACTCTCATTTTTAAGATATCCAACACTAAGCATATCACCGTCTTCTGTGATACTTATTTTCCCAAAATCTTTTTCTTTTTTGTCTGTTTGCTGTCTTCTATTTCCATATAATCCTTGCATTAATCCAGACATAGCATCTTTAGAATCTGCTAATCCACCGAGAGCAAATTTTTGTCTACTTATTCCAGCGCCTCCTAACAACTCATTTAGAGTACTATCCAAAACTCCGCTTAGATTTTCATCTAATAATGGTAATTTTTGTATTAGTGTTGTTAAAAATTCTTCTTTGCCATTATCTTCATATTTATCTATAACATCTTGACTTATTTGACCCCTTAATAAAATATCATTAACTTTAGGATTAAGTGGCTTAAAGGCTTTGGCGGTTGTAGTGGAGGTTGTTTCAGCCCAGGTTTTTCTTAATTCTGGAACATATTCTGGGTCACTATTAACATATTTTGCAAATGACTCTTTGGCCGATCCCATCATCAAGCTGCTTAGTCCACTAAGTTTATAACTTCTTCCATAAGCAACATCAGCACTATTATATCCTGTATTTCCCACCAGAGCATCAAAAGCATCTGCTACATCATCATTATTTCCACTAAATAAACTAGCAACTTTTGCCTTGTATGCTTCAAATGATTGAGCATTTTTAGTTCTAAGACTATTAAAAAGTTGATGAGTTAATTCATGATATAAAATACTATAGTCTTGACGTTGACTTGTATTGAACGGATTAGTTGCTATACCAACGCTACCACGACCACTCTGGTTTGCGGATTGTAATCTAGATTCTTTTGCAGCTTTAATGGCTGCATTATTTTTATCAATAAGAGATCTTTGTTGTTTTTGTAGATCGTTTAATTCTACTCTTAGTTTTTCTGCTAGAGCTACATCATAACCAAAACTACCATCTTCATATGTTGTAACAGAAGTTTTGATTGTTTTTAATATTTGTTTCTTTTTCTCTTCTATTAGTTTAGTATATCCAAATAAATCTTGTTTATCTTGTTCAGTATAACCATATGGTGTTAAATCTACTCCTTGTAATCCTCTGGTTCCTGGACCAGAAGGATCCTTGTTAAATAATGCTGTAGCAGGATAATTAACACCAAAATCTAACTGAGTTGGTATAGCAGACAAAAAGTCTGTGGGTGGCAATCCTATAACTCTCGCAAATTGTCCCATTCTTTCAAAAACTGTATTTCTGCTTATTTTATCCTTAAATGAATTTATGAATAGTTCTCTACTAAAAGGAGATTCGTAACCTTTTTGTACAGCCTCTTCGTCTACAATCATTCTTTCATTACGAGGATACGTCTCAAAAACCTTCTCCATTTGTTCTTGTTCTAATAATTTTTCCATTTCCCGAACATAAGCATTACTTATTCTTTTGGGAAATTTAAATGATCCAGAGCCAAATGTTGCTGCTCCTCCTTTAGCATAGGCTTGTGGATTTTCTGTAAAGTATCTACTAAATTCTTCTCTGGCTTTTGAAAAACTGTCTCCATCCAAAGTCCTTTTTACTTCTGTTTCAATATTCGGAGGTAATCCAAAAAGTTGAGCACCTCTACCTAGTCCTTGTGGAAAATCAATCGCCCTATTTCTTTGTAAAGCATCAACATTTATTGGATAACCCAATAATTGAGATAGTGCCGCTTCTAACAAGCCTCCTTCAATATTAGATTGTCCAAATTTTTCTTCTGCTGGTCCTTTGAGTTCTGGTACTTCGCCATAACGAAAAGTGCTTTTACCAGCAGCCATTGTTGCTCTAATATTTTCTTCACTATCATCGATTAATTTTTCAGCTCTTGCAACATTCGCAGCTTTTGCTTTTGCTATATCTGTTCCTAATCCTTTACTAACTCCAGTGACATCTTGTTCTATATATGGTAATCCGAATCTATTAAGAGTAGATGTTATAATATCTGCTGTGCTTTGAGGACGGGCCGTTAAGATACGACTAAACATCCTAACATATCCAGGATTTTTTTGTTCTATACTGGCCAATCTTTTAGCTAGAGAGGTTGGTCTAGCTTTGGCCAGGCTGTCCATAACCTTTTTTCTATCCGAATAGGCTGGTAAATCTTCTTTACCATTTTCATCTAGCATTTTTGTTCCAAGAGCTAATGTTTCATCAAAATCTATTGCTAATGGTTGAATTGGTCCTTGAATATTTCTATTACCTAATCCGCCTAATGCTGCCGTATCCTGAATATCTTCAGCAAATTTTTGGCGAGTAGCTCTATTAGCCTCTTGCATAGCTTCTATTTGTGGTAAAAAGCTAGATTGAAATCCTCTAACATAACCATAAATTTCTCTACCATCTTCCAACTTCCAGTCTGAAAAATCTTTATTATAATCTAATGGAAATAATCCGGCGATTGCAACTTTCCTCATAGCTGCTTCTTTTGCTTCTTTAGCAGCATCTGCTTTTCCTGTCTTAGCTAACGCTCTATTTATATATCTAATAGCTTTTTCTATATTTTTACCAGCTTTAATATTACCAGCATTTAATATGGCGCTAGCCTCTCTGTCTCCTGCTCCTAATCCTAATATTTTTTTAACTCCACTAGCATTTCCAAAGCTGGACAATTGTTCCAGCACTACAGCTTCAATAGATTTTTGATCTCTAGCAGCGATACTTTCTACTGTTCCACCTTCGGCTAATTTTTGAATTAATCCTCCTAAACTAGCAGTTTGTCGTTGACCAACAGTTCTTATTGGTTTTGGTTCGGTTTGTTTAGATAATGTAAAGTCTAAGCCGTACTTTTCTGGTTGATCGGCTGCTAACCTATCTAATAGTTTGTATGGCTCAAATGATCCTGAGCTTTTAATTTTATCTCTAAGAGCTCTTAATTCTAATAAAGCCTCCGCCTTAGCGGCATATTCTGGATCGCTCATTTTCTTTTGATCAATTCTGCTAATACCAACACTTTTTATTTGTTTTTCAACGTCAGCTAACTTAACTGCTTGACTTTGTTGTACTTGTTCTATCAAACTGGGTAAAATATTAGCACGATTTTGAATACGTCCAATATTATTACTAATAAGTTCATAAACATTAGGACTTAATACTTTTTGTAGTTCTCCTAAATTACCCTGAGATATAAGATCTCGAACCATTGTTCCACTAATATCGCCCATACGTCCTATGGATTTTGTTTTGTAGCCAGCATCTCTATATTTTTGTAATATTTCTTCTGATTTTTCGTCGCCAACAAAAGCAACGCTACCGGATCCTGGTAATAATACTTTTCTTCTATCAGCACCAGATTCTCCTATATCAAATCCTAAAGGTATTTCGAATCCTTTTTCTTTTGGTAAAACTGTTGCTCCTTTTGCTCCTGCACCAGCTTTTGCTAATAGTACTCGTGAGTCTTGATTAAAAATTGCTGTTCTATACGAAGATGCGTCTCCAAGTTTGATTGCCTCATTACTACCAACGATATACAAGAAGTCCTCTGGACTTATACCCATAGCTTTTGCACTATCAACAATACTTTCGTGACCTAATGTCATAGGAGCAAAACCTCCCCAAGCTACTCCTATTTTTTTCTTAACAACTTCTACTAATTCATTTCCGGTTTTTCGTCTTAGTTTGCCACTAGATGAGCGTCCTAATACTACAGATTTTTTACCCAATCTATCTGATAATAAAGCTTCGCTAATTGCAGTATCGTTTTCTATACCAATTGTACCACCGGGTTTTCTTCCTTCTAATCCTATTCCTGTAGTATCTCTTGACTCCCGTTGAGATTTAATTCTTTCTTTTTCTGATGCTGTTGTTGTGCTAAGAGTATATGCTCTATCAACATTACTAAATATTTCGTCAAGTTTTTTCTGAGATACACTACTACTTAATACTATAACCTCACTGGCTTTATTTATATCTTCTGGACTTAATATTGGAAATCTTGTTGTTTCTCTTAATGATGCTTTGTCTGTGCCTTGTCCTCGAGCAAGTGTAGTTTTTCCTGCTCCGGCAACTCCATAGATTGCTCGCAGTTTTTCTAATCCGGCTTCTTTGCGACGCTTAACAGCAAGATTTGTTAAGTAATCAGCATATAATCTTGGGCCGGTTACTCCGGTAGCTTCCATTCCTTTAGATACTACCGCTTCATTAGCTGGATTAGCTATAACATCATAATCTATATATCCAATTTGACGACTAGCAATTCCACCATTCTTAAATGGTTTAAATTGTTGTGCAATCATTTTTGGAACAAAATCTCTGGATTGAGTACCTCCAGTACTAGTGGAAGATCTAGACATTATTTCCAGCGGTCTTGATTTCCATAATTTTTCTCTAGTTAATATGCTTTTAGCGATATCAGCGAATCTATAAATTTGCTCATCTCTACTAATATATCCTGGTGCAGGTGGTTCGGCTGTTCTATCCACCTCTGCTTTGAAAGCCTTTCTAATTTCTTGTACTGTTTTAGCAGGAATATTGCCGATACCTTGTCGTTTAGTTCTACCACTAAGCTTTTCTGCATTAGAACCGTATAATAAGTATGGCGAATCAAGAGCCTTTTTAAATTCTGGTAAAGGTATTTTTCCAGAACCACCTCTTCTCATTGCTCTATTAAAAGATTCTGGCAAAGCTATTGTAAAGTTTGGAATAACTTCTAAATCTCGTCCATTAATAATGCTTTGTATTTTTTTACCGATACTACGCTTACCAGATAGTGCCAGATATTCTTTTTTAGTTATTTTACTACCATATCTCTTTGGATCTATAGCATGAGCCCTTACTGTAGATTCTTTTTGATTATACTGTAATCCGCCATCAGCATACTTATTCATTCTTACTAAATTACCTCTACCATACTGTCTAACAGCCCGATTACTCATTACAACTTCGCCCGGTTCTAATAAAGCTGGTACTTTATCTCCTCTTCCGCTACCGGGAACGGTTCCTCCTTGAGAAAATGATAGTACTTTACCGCCAGTAGATAATCCTCTATTATTGCCTCTACGTATTCCACTTAAAAATCCAGTACCAAATTGAGTTAATGCCTGAAAACCCTTTATAGCAAATATGGCTGTTAGTGCTGGCAAAGCACCCTTGGCCGCATCTGCTATTCTTATTAAATTACTAGTAAGATCCAAAGTTAATCTTACAATATCTCTAAATCCTTCTGTTTGTCCTATAGATCTGATTAATGCAGTAAATTCTTCTCTTACTTTAGTTATTTGATTAGCTAAACTTAATTGTGCTGTTACAGCATCTCTAGCTAAAGAGCTAGATCCTCTTTGAGCAACAGACAACGCTTGTTGCGCAGTAGAGAACTGTTGAATAAGTGGGATAACTTTACCAATTTGGCGAAAACCGCCTAGCTCTTCCACAATTCTACTAAATCTAATTTCTCTTGGATCTAGTTGACTTAGTCCCTGAGCTAGTCTACGAACAGCCTCATATGGTCCAACGAATTTGCCTTCTAGATCAGTAAGAGCTACTCCGTATCCCTTTAAAGCATTTATTGTCTCTTCTCTTTGGATTCGAGTAAAAATAGTTCTTAAGCCAGTAGCGATAGTTTCAGCACTTTCGCGTGTTGTAGCACGAACACTAGTAAAAACAGCAATAAATTCATTTAGAGCATCCGTACCTTCGCTAACTCCTTTACTTGCATTTGCAAACACACCACCAGTACGCTGAATGGCCGTAACTATATCTCCGGCTTCTACAGCAAACTTAGCGGCAACAGCATTGATACTACCTAATGCGCTTCCAAGATCTCCGGCCCCTATACTAAACTGTCTCATTAATGCAATACTACCTTCTACAGTATTATTGAGATCATCAAAAGACGGAGCTAATGTACTCAGCGCCAATGCTTCTAATGCTGCCGAAGTATCTTTTGCAGATAATCCTGCCTGGCTTAGAGTTCTAGAAACCTCTATTAGATCTTTGGATGCTACTCCCAATTTAGTGGATAAAGATGTTATATTATTCACCAAAAAATCAAGAGAGGAGACCGGGGCATCTGTTACCTGAGCAACTTGCACAAGAGCTTTATTAAAATCCACAAAATCTTTAGTAGCAGTATTAATAGCATTTGAAACTTTGAATATAACACCGGTTACAGTAGCAAATGCGGCAAATCTTCTTACTGCCAATGCTGATTGTCTTCCAAATTCAGCAAATTCTGTTGACATTTGTTGAGTAGCTACTTTAGCTTTATTATTATCTGTCGCCACTTTTGTTGCGGCTTGAGATATTTGCGTCATAGTCTGAGGAATGGTCTGTAAAGATGAACTTAGGGTTTTTGCTGCATTTCCTAATTGACTTAATGATCTTGCTGTAGAATCACTTAATGCCCTAGTTTGAGACAAAGTATTATTAAACGTTTTAAAACTTCTATCTAGAGTAGATATTTGCTTATTTGTTTGAGCATTAAGAGTCACATTAATATTTGTGTCTATAGTACCAAGTTGTCTTCTAATATCAGAGACAACTTGTCTAATATTGGATGGTCCTCTTAAATTAATTTCGGCCGTAAGATTAAAACCTTTTGCCATAGATCGTCCTTATTAAAATAATAACGCCACACTAACAACTATTAGTATGGCGCTATATATAGAAAAATCAGTAAAGATATTTTTATGAAACAACCGTATTTGTTGCAACTGTGGGTTCTGGTGGCTGTGGTTGTGTTTCATTTGGTTTCTTATCCTCTTCTACCACAATAGGAACACCATTATCGTCTAAGAATGGTTGTGTGTCAAAAACATACTCTCCGTCTGCATCTACTCTGTTACCATCTTTATCTACATAGTTACCATCAGTATCAATATATCTACCTTTACTATCTACCAATCTTCCTTCGCTATCTACTGTTCTGCCATTCTTATCTATAAATCTCAAATCATCATTTACAAATTTATATTTTTTCAAAAATTTATTTTCGGGTAAATTTTTCTCATAATTATTATCTAAACCATAAATTAAGTTAGCAAGTTTTTGCGCTCCGCTCAAAGCCACAGGATCTGTTGCACGATCCATGTAATCTTCAAGATCTTTAAAGTATGGTTTTTCATTATCTTTATACACCACACAAACGCTAACTAAATAATTAAATCTAGCATTATCTGCTTGACCTTCCGCACTATGATTATCTAAACTTGTACGCACACTGATCAAATCTCTGAGATCTGCTCTAATATCTCTCATTTTTAGAGCAAGTTTTTTAGCTTCTGTTATTGAAAAACCTCCTTTTGCTAGCTTTTTTTCTCCTGCTAGTAGTTCTTCTTGAAGTTCTGTATATTTAGCTTGTTTTTCTTTATTCCATAATCCTTGTTCTTCTAATACATCATCCATCTTGGCTCTAACAACGCTATTACTTTTGATAGCGTCTGTAAAAGCTCTATTATAAACTTTTTGAGCTTCTCTTTGATCTTGTAAAGATGGAGATCTTACCAAAAAAGTTTTTTCCTCATTATTAATAGTAGCTTTAAATTCTTCTGTCTTCATTTGCAGTTCCTTTCTTAATTGGAATCCGAGTCTTGGGGTGGTCTAAAGTTATAAAAGTAGTTTTGTTTGAATCCTCCACCATATCTGTAAAAATCTTCTTTCACTTGACGTATTTGATTATTACCCTGGTTAAGAATTTCATTTCTTGTGGTCTCCCACAAATCACCAAAGTCTAATTGTTGGGGAGTCAGGTCGTCTTCATTTTTAATATGATGTCCCCATAGATATCCAAAATTATTTTCAAATTTGCTTAGTGCTCCTATCATAGTTGTTTGTATTCTTTTTTCTATATAAAATCGTAGTCTTTCTAGATTCTCCATATAACACACTATCCTTTCCTGGTATTAAGTTCTTGTATTTTATTTCTGATGGCCGTTCTCACATCAGACAAATTAGAATCTAATATTTTATCATTAGCAGATAATACTTCTTGAATTTTACTTTGTCTTCTCATATCACTATTTTTAGTATTAAGTCCCACAATATCGTCCTTTTGATCCTGATTCTTGGCCATAAGAAAAATTTCGTCAGCTTTACTATTTTTACTTCCTAATAAACTATTTACACCTTTTTCCTTTTTTAGTCTCTTATTTTCTTTTTGTTGATGAAGCATCCATCCGTCCAAAGCATCGTCATCTTCTAAAATATCATTATCCGGACAATCAGGATGTTCATATATCTTATCATACATATGTGATAAACTAAGTAAAGCCTTTTGCTCATCAGAAAAATCTATAGTACTATAAGAAAATAAATGATTTTTATTAATACTATAATAGTTACGCCAATAGTCACTTCTAGCAACCTTTTTGAGCGTAGAAAGATCCAAGATATTATCTGTAATATTTTGAGTAATTTTATTAAATAAGATATAATTAATATTTTCTATGTTTTGAAATACTAAATTATTTGTTGGATAAATATATAAAGTATTTTTAATAATAAATTCGTGTTTTATACCTAACAGAAAATGCTCTAGCGTTAAAGAATCTAAACAATGAGCCCATTGATAAATTTGATTGTATCTTTTTCTATGAGATTCTATATCTTTTTTATATTTTTGTTTTTTGGTTCTATCGAAAAAATTTAAATATAGATCTATTTTTGAATTCTCTATTTTTTTTTCTATAGATTCTAAGTCCATTTTATATTCTGGATATATTAGTCCTAGATCTATTAGTAAAGAATCTATATCGTCTTGATGAATAAAATCTTCTGAAAATAATAAATTTTCATATTCTTTATTATATAATATATCACTTTGTATTTTAAGATCTATACTAGCAGATCTTAATTCATAAATATCATTTTCTGATACTATTATCTGTTTACCAGATAGTATTCTGTTTGTTATCTGTTCTATTTTGTATATTTCCACTATTAATAATAATAGTTTCCTTCCTGTGTGTCTTTAGCCGATTAACTACTATGATCAGGCGGTTGGGCCTGTAAAATCAAAATCATTAAACGTTTGATAACTATATGTGATTGTAGCATTGCCGCCACCAGTATCTCCGCCAGTATAGTTAACACTAGTAAGTTTATTTTTGCCCCCAAGATCGATTACTGTACCATCGCATAGTGCTATCACAATAGGTTTATTCATCAAAGCTTTGGGATTTGTGCAAGCACTACCGTCGCCTTCTTCAACACCAACCAGATCTCCGCCCTTAGCAATAACTTCAAATTCGGAAGTAACTTCTACGGGGAAATTGATATATCTGAAACTTGGAGTTCTTTCACCAAGATTAAATATGCTTTCTCTTCCAAGATTCACAGTAACATTGATACTTTGAATTTTATAACCAACTGGAATACCACCACTTGCTCCTGTTGGTAATGTGCTCAAAGTCAAATCTATTTGTTGACGACGCATAATACCAGGATCATTACCAGCGTCTTCATCGGTTGGACTAGTATCGGCACTAGCTGGACTAGCCTCCCATTCTTTATTATTACTAACTAACTGAACTTCTTCTGTAAAGTTTCCTTCGCTTGGAAAAGTATATGTTACACTACTTAGATAAGCAGGAGTACACTTTACCTTAGCAGTTGGTACGCCACTAGCTTTTTGTACAGTATCAGGATATAGGGTAAGAACAACTCCACAAGCACGATTCTGTAGTTCTGTTAAGCTACCTTCGCCCATAGCACTTTGAAATAATGTTGCTCTACCATCCAAAACTTTATTTAATGAAATTTCTACTTCAGGAATTTCTTCATAGTTATCATATAAACTAAGCTGTCCTAGTTGATAAACTGGCTCAAGGTTAAAGTTGGTATTCATGCCAACGCTTTGTAAACCTTGAATCGTAACTGAAGGATCACCTTCTATTGTGGCCTTATTAGTTGCCGATGATAGCGTAGTATCAATATCAACAGGAGGATATAGTTGAACGCTTTGGCAGGCATAGTAGATTCTATTTGACATGTTTTGATCTCCAGAAAATAGTTTATATGATTACTTCTGATGTTACTCTTACTGTACACCAAAATAAATTTTGATTTGAGCTTTCCATATTTAATACACTAATTTCTTTAAAATAACATTTATTCCAATAATAATTTACTAATAATTCAGAATAGCAAATTCTATTAGAATTTAATGATCCGTTATAATTTAAACTATAAACTCCACTTTTGGCCACTTTATTAGTATCATACAGTAAAATAGTTTTATCTTTTTGTAATCTTACTATATCTACTATTCTATTATTATCGGACTTATTTTCTGTAAAAATATGTAATAATATATCTTGGTCTATAGCAAAATCACTAGCACCTAACTGATACGGCTTAGAGAAACTTCTAGCTATAGGCTCCACAACAATCGCTGGCATTTGTATCCTATTACCCGCATAGATATTATAATCCCCAGATTGAGTATAATTAAGCTGAGGATTGGGCTTATATGATAATTCTTGTAATTCTTTCCATTGAGTAGAACTACTCTTATAAACTTGACACCATCTATAAGAATACTCTAGTTGAACATTACTAGTAGATGGTAAACCTTTATTAAATATAATGTGTCCTAATGGATAATTAATGGTATAACTAATATTACCGGATCCAGTTGGAGCAGGATAAAAGGTGTTGTTGAGATGAACTCCGGATATTATCGTGGGCGAATAAGTATTATAGGATATTCCTGTTTCATAAACCCAGTCTTTTTTAAATGCTTGCCAAACTTGTCCTGGTTGATATCCTGGTTGAGTTGTTGGCTTCAAAATATGTAAAGAACCCCCATATAATCCAGAAGTTGGGATGTCTATATTAATAAAACCCCCTATATTTAAAAATCCATAATCTAAAAATGTTTTTATATTATCTTCTAGTTGATTAATAAGATAGTTATCACCAACAGATGTTACGTTATTGAATACATTAGTATGATTACAGCTCATAAACTATTCTCCAGAGTATTTTGTATATGATCTAATATAAGCTGATCATAGGTTGATAATGCTCTAGTAATCCAATTATTATTGGCTGTTCCTGCAAATTGTGCGGGAACTCTCCAATTTTCTTTATCTGATTGTATCATAATAGCCCCGCCGGTACGAGATCTAGGATTATTACCTAATTGAACTTTATAATTTCTAATCAATATTTTTCCACCATCTAATAGTAGCCATTTTAACCACGGTATAATGGATCCACTAATACTATCTACTACTTCTGATGACGGTAGTGATAGTATGTCTGAAAAATCTGATTTTATCATATCTATACTAAATCCACCAACAATAGATGATCCTTTAGTAGCTATAGGATTATATATAACAACCGCATTATTTTTCCACTCAGAAAAAATACTATTAAGTCTTGATCCAGCATCTGGTACTCCCAGTTCTGATCTTAACTGACCACCCAGCAAAGAAATATATTCTGGCTGACCCGTTACAGCATCTTCTATGTATTGAGGTAAAGAGTTTTGTAAAGAATTTTTTGTTTTTTGCATAATTGGAGATAAATAATCAACAATACTATCTAATATTTTTTGTTGTATACTAGAAGAACTATCTAGTAAATTAAAAGAAATTTTCATATTATTTTTTCCCACATTGTTATAATATATCTATTACTTCCTAATCCACAAATTTGAGAATCCCCACTTCTGCTATATCTTCTAGATCCATATCCTGCAACATTAGTATCTAAAATAATTTCTTTAGTATTCTGAATTTTAGGCAGTAATTCTATTTTACCTATAGACTGAGCCATATTATTACCAATATTAACAGACTTATAATCCCAATTGAACCAATATTTACTATCAAAAATAACCGCTAAATATACTGTATCCTGTGAAGACATATCAATAATACCGTAACCATTGCATATCGGACATATACCAAGAGTAGGAAATGGTACCGGTCCGGTATTATTATACTCGTTGTTGGATCTATTTTGAATAGGATCAAAAATACAATTTGGACACAAGCTTTTCTTTAAAGAATCATATACTAGTGTGCATGGTACGGACAATCCATTTTGACTAATAAGCTCATCTATTGCTTCATTAAACAAAGATTTAAATTGTTGGCTTAAAATATTGTTAAACATATTTATAATACCTTTAATTTTTGATTACGACTATAGTTTCCGACTATATACGGATATTGTGGTATTAGCAAACCGCTGTTAGTAAATGTTAAAAAGTATGCATAAGTACCTTGAGGAAAGTCTGGAGTAATAGTATATCTACCATTATATTGATCTAATATACCAGAATTTTGAGCATAGTAAAAATCTTGAATAAAAGCTCCTCCAACTAATACATAGTTAAAGTTATTAACAGTAATACTATTACTATATTTCCAATTATTTGGTCTATGATTATCATTATCGTACACTAAATATGAACTGGTTAATAATAATATAGAACTATTATCATCAGTTGGATCTTCGTATCCAAATGGACCATATATTGGATATCCATCAAAACAAAATCCTAAAATTTTTGAATGACCGTCTGAATGTCTAAAGTTATCGCCGCTATATGAAGATAATGCATAATATGTGTTACTATTATATACTTTACTATCATTCCAGCAGTTCTTTAAAAATCTTCCATCATAATAAGCATATAATCCACTAGAATTAACATATCCTCCACAATTATCTATTACAAAAAAGTTACTAAAAAAACTTCGATTAAAATTGAATCCGGATGGGGCAACAAATGGGCCAATAGTTTCATTTTTAGCCGAAGGTGCTGATACAAGAACTCCATTATTTAATATTCCATTATACCCCGAAGTGGCTATCTCAGGGTCTGAGAAGTTATATCCGGCCCTGTATTTAAAAGATAGTGTGTAGCTCTGATCACTAATAGTATAGTTATTAAAGAATGCAGATCTTGGAGATATGCCGTCATTAGTCATATTGTTCGATGATTTAGCAGGATATGGATCGCCGTCGCTAGTATACTGTATATTAGTACCAGAAGTCGTAATATTTGTTATGCTGGGATAAAACCCGGAATTGTTAGATATGGCCATATTATTTGGATTAAACCAATAATTAGTATCCAATAAAATTCTTTTCCATAAATTTATTCCAACACAAACATACATAAATTGTTCATCATAATATACTTCTCCGGGTCTTCCAACGCTATTAGGACTAGCTAATGTACCGGAGTTGAAGGGAGAAAATGACTTATCTAAACTAATTCTAATAGAGTTGCTACTTGTGAAATACTCTATATTTATACCATCTATACCGATAATATTTAAAAGTTCACTATTAGATAAATTACAATTAATTCTTGGATTAGAAACTGTTAATGAATCACCTATCGGTAAAATAATTTGTGGAGGAGACGGAAAAGATATTGAACTATTTGGTACTCTAATATAATCTAAATTATTCCATGGAGATACATTATTACCTACTTTTAAATATCTAGTATCTGTTTCGAAACCAGCTTCTCCTAAGGCTAATATAGGATCAATATCGGACCAATTGGCAGATGTATCTCTACGAAGTCTGATTCTTGTATAATTAGCACTATTATAATTTAATGCGGATAGCAGTGGAATTTTTTCTGGAATAAAAATATTGGATTCTGTTGAATAAGTACCCGTACCAACATTATTAACCGCAGCAACCCTATAAACATACGCATTATCATTAGTTAAATTCGATAGAAAAAAATTGGTTCCACTAGATGGAGTCGTAATGGTATTAGAAATATTTGTTGTAGTATCAGTATATTTTATTGCATAATATATAACATTATCTCCACCATTATCCAGCGGCTCAAACCAACTAAGATATGCGGAAGAATCGGATCCGGATGCTGCTGGATTTATAGGTGCTGATGGTAAACTAGCTTTATAAACTAAATCTACATAATCAATGATGATATTTTTTATACCAGATGACGATCCAGAAGCATTAAAATGAATAACCCCGTATGTATTTTTTGACCATGCTGAACTAAAATTCAATCCTGTAAAAGAATTTAAAGTATAAATTTCAAAAAGTTTATTAGAAACATTATCATTTATAGTATTCGATATTTTATCAGCGCTTCTATAGTCATTAATATCATAATTATTATTATTTTGAGCAAATGGTTTTATATTTAATATAACATTGCTGGAGCTTATTCTATTAAGTATATCATTTTCGTAACTAGCTTTTATATTACAAGCAATCAAAGTATTTCTAGGTATACCGAATCTACTTAATAAAACAACAGAATAGTATCCAGATTGTAGAGAAGCTATACTATTATCTTCATCTAAAGATGGTGATAGAGGTATGCCACTGTAATAACCAACATAAACATGTGGATATTCCGGTTCGTTTGGTGATTCATTGGCTAAGAAAAAAGTTTCTGTTTCAGTATTTACAAAGTGTTGATATATTAAAAAGTCATTATTAGAATATTGTAGTCTTTTGCTAAGTACTGTCATAATTTTTTAACACCTAGTATAAATCCGCTGGGATTAGCTATTAAACCGGTTGTCCAGGGACTATCTGTTGAAGGATTCACATATTCATAAAATTGATATACTTTACCATATCTTGTACGTGTTATATTTTGAGGATCACCAATTGTTATATAATCATCTCTTTCTGTAAGAATAGCACTTGGAGGAATAAAATTAGTATTATATCTTTGTGTATTTGTAATTCTATATTCGTCTATATATCCGTTACCAGAAATATATGTGAATAAAGATGCTAAACTAGCACTACTAGTAAAGTTTTTAATAGAATTATTATATGGTGAAGTGGACGACCAATAATATAAAGAATTAGTTAATGATGTATTACTTCCAAATAGATCCGCATTAGAAAATACGCTATATGAAGTTCCTGATATTCCGTCAAGAAATACAACAACCTTAGAAGTATCGGATACCAAAGCAACATGATGCCAGTCGGTATCTTGTATTCCGCTATTTGGAAAGCGCAATACTAATTGTCCAGTGCCGAACTGGGAATAGAAAGCGTTATAACTTATACTACCAGTACTAACAACTAAATTAGGTGAAATTGTTGTTAGACCTATTGGTGCAAATCTGTGAAATAGAGTTAGGCTATTATTTAATCCAGAAAGTTTAATCCAACATTCTAAAGTTAAACTATTCTGTAATTCCACAGAAGGTGTTGAGAGATATTGTCCGCTTAGTAGTCTTAAACTTTTATCTCCAAATTTATTTATATTAGATAATTCTATTTCTGGTACAGATTTTGTAAAAACATATCTATTTCTTGACAAATCTATAATAGTATTATTAGATGATGTTTCAAAGTCTAAAAATACTTTATTATCAATAGAGTATGGATCTGATATGCCTGTTCTTAAAACTACGGAATATCTACTATCTAAAAATTCTTTTTTTGCTTGTGCATATACTTTTATTCCACCTATAGCATCTTCTGTTTGCATTCTAAAGAGCGAATTAGAGTCTGGTATCATCATATTAGAATTAGTATATCTAACAGCAGCTATGGCACCAGAAACAGAAGAAAATATTTTGCCATTATCTCCATCTAAATTTTTTAAAGCTAATCTAGTAGAAGAAGTATTGCCACTCCATTCTGTTAAGCCGTCACTATAAACTCCATTAGTAGAAGTATTAGCACTTACGCCGGGTGTAAATGGTATTACTTTAGTATTAGAACCCAAAAAAGTATTAGGAACACCAGAACCGTCTGAAAGTACAATATCATCCAATAACGTTACAGCTCCATAAAGATAGTATCTACTAATTCCAATATTTTCTGTATTAGTTGTAGCATACTGTATAGATCCATTATATGTTCTATTAAAAAATCTAATATTGTTAAAATCAAATCCACTTATATAAATTTTATCGTCCCATAAATCTTTATCAGATAAGTTGGTATCGACAGGAATAGATAATAAATCTATGTCGTCTAATTTTACTTGGATATATGGATCCGAACCGCTTTGTATAATTCCAAATTGAAAATGACACCATCTAGATATGGGCGTTATAGGAACACTTTCCGATCCATATTCGTAATCAAATCCTTCTGATAAATTTTTATCTATCAGCAAAATTCTATCATTTAAAATGCCAGATGTATAGCCATTAACGGTAGAATATAACGATCTAATTCTATATTTATTTAGGTCATTGGTTATATTCAAATCAAAAATACCGCTAATGCCATTATTTTGAAATACTTCTAACCCGATAGTCATTTTTTTATTTTCTATCAGAGACAAATGATTTCCGGTTGTTTTAATAATACTTAATAATAGTCCTGTTGTATTGCCACTACAAAAAGCAACCAAAGGATGTTTATATTCAAATCTTCCATTTTTATCAGAATTATGATAGGAACTATCCTTAGTTTCTATGCCAAGAATTCTAGTGGATAAAAAACTTTGACCACTAGACGGTAATGAGAAACCACTAAGTTGAACATAAGTTATAGGGGCTAAAAGATTAGGATCTGCTATATTAAGATTGTGTAAGGATAAAAATCCTGGTGGTGATCCGAACCCCGGATAACTATTTCCACTAATATAAATACCATTAAAACTATTTTCGATATTATCCCTAAATATACCAGATGGTAATCTGGCTCCGTTTGGAGAATAAAAAGAATAGTATCCGGTCATATATTCCATAAACTCGGAAGATCCAGCACTATAAGAATCTTCGCTATGATTATACGAATATCCTCCAAAAGCATATTTTTCATAATCTACAATATCTAATGGTTCGTATGACCAATAATTACGATCAAAATCTTTAAGAATAGTATATCTGTCGAATCCATCAAAAAATAAAATAGCCATTATATCTCCCTTATGAATCCATACTTATCTTAATAATACCCCTAAATCAAAAATATGCTCCAATAACGTAAATAGGTGTATTTAATGTTTAAATCTATTTATACTCTTTTTTAATAGTAGCATTTATATATGATTAAAAAATTTTTACTAACATGGAATGCTCCAACTAATGCTGTACCCACCGGATATATAATAGAATATAGTCAAGATAATGCTACTTGGACAGAATATATAGAAAAATTTATAGCCTCATCAGGCTTTGTAACCGGTCTTGACACATGTGAAAATTACTACTTTAGAGTAGCAGGAAGCAATCTGGTTGGTACAGGACCATTTAGTAGTTCTGCTAGCGGTATAATGGGACTATTGCCTTATGCTCCAACAAATATCTCTGGTGTTCCATCAGATACTACTATTAATCTTTCTTGGATTATGCCTAATAATGGTGGATGTTCTATTACTGGTAATTATATTGAATATTCTGGAAATTCATCATTAGCAACTGGCTTGTCAACTAGCGGTAATTCTCAATACTTATTATCCGGATTAGTAGAAGATACCGAATATACAATAAGAATCGCCGGCATCAATGCTGTGGGTATTGGGCCATACTCTACTGGATATATTATCAGCACAACCTCTCCAGAAGCACCAAATGCCCCACAAGGACTATCTGTTCAATATGTTGAGGTATTAGAAGCCCCAACGGGCTTAAGCTTATCCGTTAACTCCACAACGGGTAACATAACATGGAATAGTTTAGATATGACAAATAAAATTCCGCTATCAGGATATTATGTTAGATATAAAAATACATCAGAAGAAAACTGGACAACATCAACATTGTTCAATAGTAATTCTGGCACTATAGGCTCTCTAACGGGCACAAATTGTTACTCTTACGAATTCGGTGTCGCTGGCCTGAATATTAGCGGAACAGTTGGATCTTATAGTAGCAGCATTACCGGTAATTTTGGAACTCCAGATGCTCCAACAAATATTAATATTTATAACGGAGGCGGTTACTATACTCTTAGCTGGACAGATCAGGGTCCAACAGCAACGGGCTACAATATATATATAACAGGAATAAAGATAAATAATACTCCATTTAATCAAAATCTTGGAGATTTTACTAATGGCTATATTACATATGATAGTAATGCATTCTATTGGTCTTTTGGTGATTTGTCCATAGATGGTGGCACAATGACCATAAATGCGGTCAATGATTGCGGAGAAGGTCCACAATCTACGGGTGTTATAGTTCCTAGCTATATGTAGTTATTCTACAATATAGGATACGGTTAAGTTAGATGGGGCTTCTAGTTCCGAACACAAATCGCAATCTGATTCATTTGTGTATTCCGAAGGTGTAAAGTTTTTGGCATATCGGGCTGATTTACTAATCATTACATTATCTATATAACCAATATAAGGTTCTGCTATTAAGCCCCTATCTATATTTTGAGTATCAGAAACTATATAATTGATAGTTTGATCTCCTCCAAGAATAGCATAGTCACTATCTATAATAATATCTTTATCATAATATTTTCTATCATACTTATTGCCATTTATATATAATCTAATATAATTATTAAATCTACAAATAGCAACATGACTAAAAGATGATGAAGACAAAGGGAAATTGGTTGTTAATTCTATAAAATTAGTATTACTAATACCCATTTTAAAAACAATGCCACTACTATTATAGTATAATTTCCAATAATGATTATTAATCGGATTAGTAGATGCGTCAGGTTTTTGACTATACGATGATATTATGGTCTGATTTCCAACAGGGTTTGATGTTGCTGGTTTAACCCACAACTCGACAGTAAAATCATTATTTAATGACCATGAATTAAAATTATCTTTAATACATTGTATATGTGGATAAGTAAATGGAATTAATGAAGAATCCAAATTTCCATTAAAATATAAACTGCCAGCACCAAAAGCGGATTCGGACGATACTAACGGCTGTGCTATAGGTAAACAGTTCTTGTCGTAACAAGAATAATCCGCTAAAGAAGCAAATATATCAGTAGTTGAATTAGGTCTCAAATATAAAAGTATATCACAATATATATGAGACATAGATAAGGGAAAAAGAATATTACTATATCCAAAGTCTCCAAGACCAACACAGTTTTTAGCAGCAATTCTGAACTGATACGGTTCATTATTAGTCAATTCGGTCACAACAGACGTATTTACCAGACCTATTCCATTAGATTTTTCGGAAACAAAAAAATCATTTGTATCGTATAGTAATTTAAATCTATTTTGAATTAATATATATTCTTTATCAAAAGTATACCATCTATATGAATCTATATTTGACTCCATCTTTATAGCATTGCCTAGCTCATCCAAAATCTGTTCATAGTTTTCGTCTAGGAAGCTAGTTTTTTCTTCTACATTAGCATATTGTAATATATATTCTGTAATATCGCATCGATTATTATATGGAACACTCCAAGCTAATTCTATCTGAGAGTCTTCTTCTAACCAAAAGATAAAATTAGTTTGCTCTGGTGACTCCGGAGGAGGATCATATGATAATATGTCTATACTATTATAACTAATAGATAAACCATCACTAAGCTTTGGTAAAGATAGCACATCATTACTTAGATATGTGATATTTAATGCAGGAATAACAATGGCATACGTTACTCCATCTGCTTGTAAAAAAGTAATGCTATTAGAAGACACTGGATTCTTGTAGACCATACTATCTTGTTGTAAATAGTCTACAATTAATTGTTTAATAAAATCTACATCATATTTAGATGATATACCGAAAAATGGTGGTAGTATCATGCTTTATTCCTATTATCATGGTCCAGAATTATCGCTGGTCGTATCTCCGGAAAGCACAACAATATATGGAGAACTAGATATTTTAACAATAGTAGCTATAGAATATTGGCCAACTAATTTTGTATGACCATATCTATTGTTGATAGAACCACTGAGCCGAACTTGTCCCGAACCTAACTGCAAGGCTAAGCAGTTAAAACCCGGTAAAATATTACTATTTAAAGTTACAGATACACTACTATTATTGGCGGTGAATGCTATAATCTTGCCATTATCAGATTGTTGTATCTCATAAGAGTTGCTATTTTGCGAATTAATAGATGCGGAAAATCTATTGATCTGACCATCACCAAACGATTGAATACCCTCAAAAGTATTACCACCCTGAATTTTAGCAAAAGTTCCAGAATCATAAATGGATATTGATCCTAATCCTAGAGTATTTCTTTGTTCCGCTGCTGTTTGGTCATTTAAAAAGTTCTTACTGGTGTTAGACAATGTAATCGCTTCGAATGTGGAACTGCTATTAGCTAGTAATAATTTTCCTGACTCTATTACTAGATCTGAAATACTTTGTAATTTTGAATTTTGTCTTTGAACATCTATTCCTGTTGTTAAGCCCGTAACAGATACAATTAGTTTATTGGCATCTTCGTCATTATACGTTAGACCTATGCCTGTACCAGCCTGTAATAATGATGCTACTTTATCGTCTACAAATTCATTAAAGCCAATAATATCGGAAGTTATATGCTGGTGTCCAACAAGAGTATTGCCTATATTTATAGTTTGTGTTTCATTGTCGATTCCGATATCTATACCAGCACCGCCAATTAGATATAAAGTAGAAGAGTCTTCATTTATGGTAATAGAATTCGTATTATTACTAAAATCTATAGATAATATGCCGGAGCCGCTATCTCCTTTAGGACCAGCAGGACCTTGGGGGCCGACCAACCCAGTTCCTGGTGGTCCTTGAGGACCAATTGGCCCGGGCAGTCCTGAACCGGGTGGTCCCTGAACACCAACATTTGCTATAATAGTTGTAATAGGAGGAATATTTTCTGTAATAACAACATTTGTGCTTATAAATTTAGGATCATCTGTATTTTGATTAATAGTTATTCTGTTTAGTGGTAATTCTGTAATATTTATTGTAGCCATAAAATTATCCTATTAAACAGAATAGATCAGTGTGTCTGATCCTGTGCTGTCTGTCACCTTGATTTTAATCGTATCGTAAGCAGACCAATTAATACCATAATCTGAACTTAATATGAGTTTAATATTAAGTCTATCATTTATTGAATCATATTCATCCACAATAGTATTTCCGGTACCTGTGGTATTACGCCAAAACCCACAATATCCGAAATCTCCATTAATACCAGCGGCTAGCTGTATATCTGGAAAATTCTTATTTATGGGTCTTTCCCCACCCAATATATTAAAGGATAACAAATTATTTGTTTTTATTACACTATTATTAATAATTTGAATTGATTTATTAACATAAAGTGGATAGTTTTGAAAATATTTTTTAGGTATAAAATCTAATGATGGATATGTTATCTTATCAAAGATGGGCATGTTTGGATTTTCCATAGTAGCAATTTTGTATACTAAATCTTCATTTTCTCTAGTGTTACATCTGCCGGTGATCTGAAAAGTAAATCTACCCTCTGCATTATATACTATATTATAAGGCATAATTTTTATATTATCATCTTCTATATTTTGGTATGGAAATACTATATCTCCAGAGGAAAATGTTTTAAGCCATCCGGTAGCTGAATCGGTATTTTGTAAATATATAAATGTATTATTACCAGATGAAACAAAAATTTCTCCAGGATTATCTAAGAAATACAATGCCGTAGAGATATAATTATTTTTATCTATGCACCATTGATCATCCACATTATAACTAATGTTATTATTTTTTATTACCAATTCATTGTTTATAGTATCTACTTTTTCTACCTCTGTACCGGCTGGATATAAAGATTTTTGCATTATACCACTAATAATTGGCTTATAATTAGTGACTGACCAAGGCGAAGCATTGTTCGGTACTCCTGTGTGTGAATAGGGAATTTGTATTCCTATACCATCATCTGTTGGAACATATCCCCCAATAGCTATACCATAAACTGGATCCATAACTGTACCATTCGGATCAAGATCATCCAAATCATTAATTACAGAAATACTATCAAATCCGTGCGTAATGATAGGGGGAAAGGTTTTTTGAGATGGTAAAGTGTTGAATAAATCTCCCTTATGAATCCAAATATATTCGTTTTCAGAATATGGAATAGCTTGATAATTATATGTCGGAAAAATATCTGCATCGTTCCATATTTTAATTTGATAAACAGTACCAGAATTTCTATTTAATATTGGTGTTAAAAACGGATTGCCTGGCGAGGTTGCACCTTCAGAAATATTAACTCCGGATATAAGATCTTTAATGAAATAATTTAGTGTCTTTGATCTCTGATTCTCTATTAGGTTTTTCTGTGTTTCTGTATCGCCAAAAGCAAGACGAGGAAATAAAGATTCTACAAGATTGTTAAATGTAAATAATCTATTTTGTGCAGGAGGCGGATCCGTTATCTCGGCATTTATGGAGGGTAGCACGATACCACTTATATATAATCTTCCTGTTTGCCAACAGTCTGACCATGAAACAAAGGAGGACTGTGGCAGTTGAGTATTTATTCTTGTTAGCTCAAGACCACTCAGTCTAGAATTACTACTATCAAAAAAGGTTGATCCTGTTATACTTGCTTTATAAGACGGTCCTATTAAGCCCATTAATCCGCGTTTTCCTGTGCTGTCCATTTTTGCTCTTCCGCCACCAAGTAAACAATAAGTAGTATTATCTATAATAGATCCTTGGAAAAATGTATTAAAATTAGAAATATTTAACTGTTTATAGTCTGCTAAAACTAAATTAGCTATGCCTGTAGCACTAGATATTAAACTGACCTTTCCTAGAATATGAATTCCGCTTTCATTTTCCATTAATGTATAAGCACCATTATTATTATCATTTGGTGTTTCAAAACTTATATAAATATCATCCTGAACAGCCAATGGTACCTTTTGATCCAAAGAAGTTAAATATATGCGAGTATCTAAAGAGAGAAAACCAGAATAAAATACTTGTGTAGTCTGACATTTATTGTGTGGCAATATACTTCTACAAACTAAAGACTCTGGAGATGGAGATGGTCTCCATACATTAACTGTATTGGCAGTAACAATTTTTGTTCCAGTAGATGGGGTGAGTAGTAATTCATCGGTATCAAAATAAATAGGGACACTAATATCAGGATCATTTGGTGTAGAACTATCAGTAAACTCTATTTTTAAGGAAGTTGATAGATTTCTAGCGTCTGTTATTTTAAGAGTTATATTTTCTGAATATGCACCACCACTAGCAAAAGTTAATGGGTAGCCTTCTATTCTTAAATATCCACTACTCAAATTAGAATATGGGGCCACAGGAGAATTTAGTTCTTCGGGGAAAAATACTGTATATGATAAACCAGAAGGTAGTGTGCCGCTAATATTTATTAGTTTGATGCCGGTAGGACCGACTCCACACAAAGATGTTTCTAGAACTGGTCCAAAATCAATTTGTTTAGTATACAACACATTACACAAAGGTTTAATAATATCATTACCTCCTTCAGCAGGTACTATCTGGGGCGGTTCGCCCGTAGAAAAAGATCCGGCGGTATATTCAAAAGCATATTCTAGGTAATCTGTGTCTGGCAAATACGGTGAAGATGGTAGTAGGGACGGATCTGTATCTATGGCGGTAATAGAGAATGGTTTTAGACCAAGAAGCGTACAAGATGGTATACCAGAAAACATATAAGACCACGAACCACCCATGTCGTTAGGATTCCATACTGGTGTTTTTGCGCATTGCGATTGATTATCTATTAAAGGATTAAATCCGGAGCAAAAAGTTGGCATATTCTCTAGTATAATAGTTGGTGGATAATTAATATGCGCTAATCCTCCAATTGTTTTAAAAGTTAGTATCCAAGGATCTTCTCCTTGTTCAACCTCTATCGCACCTCCGGGAGAATATCCAGCAACACCAGTTATAGTAAGAGGAACACCTTGTAGTTCGTTGCTTTCTATTTCCATAGTATTTAATTTTGCAACTGCGATAATTTTATCGTTTCCTATGCCTCGACAGCTAACAGATAAAATATTATTTTCTATATTAAGCTGAGCATCATATTTATCTGTCATATTATCTGAAATATAAGAATTTTGCCATATATTTAAATCCGTATCATATTTTCTTATTGTCTTATTAAATAATAATGTAATACTACTCTCTTTAAGCGTTGGCGGAAAAGATATAGAATCTGTGGTATTTTCTAGAGTATCTTCGATATCTACCTTGGTATAAAAAATACTATCAGGAGTACTATATAGTGTATTATTAATATTTTTCATCTTAGTAACAGGATTATATCTAATACTAAAACTATTATTTGTTACAAAACTAGAAAAATCATCATCTATATAAATAGATATAGGATATATTCCAGTTTGATCTATGTACCTATTAAAAACATCTTTAGTTGAAGAGGCTGTAACTTTCCATTTTTTCAAAATATTATCATAATCATAATCGAGATTATATTCTATAGGAGTATTCTCATAGCTTCCAATATTAGGAGTATTAAATATGCTAACATTAGGTTGTGATTGAGGATCAAATTGACAAATACCACTCAATACATAAAATTCTATAGACCAAGGACTAGTAATGTTAAAAGGAATAGTTGATAGTTGAGATATTGGCTGAAAACCAACCGGTTTATAAAATACAGTATTAAATCCAGCAGTTTTATTATATGTTTGATATGTATAATTACCAAAGTTATCGTATACTGGCTGCTTGATAGATATACTAACAGATTGATTAATAAATTTATTAGGTTGGTTATAATAACCAGGATTATTTCCTGTTGTTGTTGGAGTAGCAACCACTTCTATTCTTTTGGTATCATAATTATAGGAAGAAGAATCAATAATTAAGGAGTAAGCAATATCATTATTAAATGTAATAATTAGATTGTTAAGTACCTGATTAGGTTCTGGACCAAGATCCGCAGGAATATCGAACATAAGATCAGACTGATTAGTAAGATCAAAATAGTATGTGGATTGTAAATTATTTAATTGAATAGTATACTGTGGTTTTTGTGTAATAGATGATCCAACAACTAGAGCGCCGGAACCACTAGACAGTATAGTATACGGAGATGTAGTAATATCTGTCAAAATAATTTTAGGATAATATATACCGGTAGTAGCACCAACTGTACTACCACCCACTACTATTGATTTATTATCACTATGTAAAATTTGATAGTTATTGGAGACAGGAGTATCGATTACATCGACACTGATTTCGTTGTTAAATAATTTATCTTCTATATCTATTTTTGTAACATCAAAGCCTAGTTGCCATGAGCTACCATTAAGTACAAATCCTGTGGCAAATGGCTTAACTTCGGGAATAATTCTTTTATTTAGGGTTATTGTCTTTTGATCAAATCCGGTAAGATCTTTTACTCTTAGTATAATATCTTTGTTGGAATAAATTTTGGGAGGAGGAGTTGTTATTTTAACTCCTATATTCCAACCCTTGCCATGCCATCCGTATAATCCAGGTTCATTAAATTCCACATAGTAATTACTTAAACCAGAAATAGAAACTTTAGGAGTTGATAATTGATCTTGTTCAAAAAGTCGTTGGTCGCCTTGTAATGTTGTAATTTTAAGTGTTAATTCGGATAGATTATCCGGAATAGTCAATCCGCTAGTAATAGTATAAAAAGTATTACCATCATCTATGCTATATGATATACCTGAAATTTGTATAGGTTCTGGATTTATAGAATACAATTTACTAGATTTGCCAGATAATAAAAGATCATATCCTCCAAACGCTGGTTGTTGTCCTTGTAAATGAACTGTGTGTTTCCATCTTTTTGCGTCTCTATCATAATAATTAAAAATTGTTGAAGGAGTTATATTACATGTTGCAGAACTAGTGACGAAAGAGTTGTCGAGATTTGGATTTAAATGACTTTTTATATTCTGATGACTGTCTATAATTAAAACTAAACCAGATTTATTAATGTAGTTACTATTATATGGTATTTTTATAGAAAGCATATTGGGTTGTATCAAGTCTTCAACAGAATAAAAGTCACTTATTTCTGGAAATCCATCATTAAAATCAAAAAACATTCTTTTATCTGTTCCGTATGGTCTAATAGCTCCTTTTACTCCATTACTATCTATAATATTTGTGGTCTTATAAAAATTGGATCGATTACGTATATCTGGGAATCCACTAAAGGCATTAATTCTATATCCCGATACTAAAACACAAAGAGTACCAGACATGCAAGAATCCGGATCATAAATCACTCTGTATGAACCAGTTTGTGGAGGTTGTACGTATGAGCCACTACTATCCAATGGGAAAGACGCTGTTGTACCACCATAAGTATGATAGAATAAATTATTGTAATCATATACATCTATATTCCCGGAATTACATTTAACAAAACGTATTGTTCCGGTATTAGATAAAAGCTGATTATAAGATAATCCAAAAGGAATATTATGTCTATAATTATTTTCTATTGAGAGTGAAGAAATTTTTGGAGATATAGATAAAGCACCATCTATAGATAATCCACTAACAATAAGTTCTTCGTTAGAAGGATTAAACTTAAATATGTGTTTACATACATCTCCCGAGATTGATATAGGAGTATTATTAAAATCTATAATTTCCAACTCATCACCCATCAATAAATAAGATTTAATGCTATCAAAATTATATAAATCAATAATATTACCGTTATAAAATAGTTGTTGATTTTTATTATATTCTGCTTCACAATATGGTTTTGTAACTTTGATATACGGCAGAATGTAAAAATTAGTGTCTGTAAAAATATTATATTTTGGATCTGTTATAGGAGAGTATGTTGGTGGAGAATAAACTACTGTGGGTGGATCCGGATTAAAGAAAGGATAAAAGGGTAAGTTAGAATTTAAGGTACCAGAACTTTCTAATATATACGGTTTAATCAGAATATCAGATGAAACATATGTTCTAAAATCAAAATTACTAATACCAGTAGTCGATAATAATTCTATCTTAATTTTATCAAATCTATTAACGTTCAAACTTAAACCAATATTATTACTAATATTAATTCCACTATAAACAAGAGTATCTTTAACCGTAAGGTCCTGATCAATCAATGATCTATACTGATTAAATTGTTCTGTTAGATTAGTATGGTATATGTATAATGCACCAGAAACCATACTTAATATTCCAGTAATATTAATATTATTTGTATTATGTCCTAAGTATAAAAATTCTAAATATCTATAACCAGAAGAAGCTATTTTATATGAATACGGAGAACTAGACGATCCGACACCGCTAAGATTAGCGGGTGCTAAATTACTAATATTTGTATTGATAAGATAATATTCACTAAATCCAATATCGTTATGATTTGCTTGTCTCAGAATTCTTGCTCCAGAGTACCATAGAGCATTACCGGAAGTAAAAATAGAAGCATGTCCTATATGATTAGAATCCAAAAGACCAGTAATATTTGTGGATATAACAGAATGATTTTTGGGAACCACACCACTAAAACTAAAACCATCTTTCATAGAATCTATTTCGTATCCGTATCTGTCACTGTTTTGATAATTAATCAATAGGCCGGATTGTAGTCTATTAATAGGACTATTATTAACTACACAAGTTCCTGCTCTAGAAGAAGTCACAGGAAGTGATGCTGGTAATTTTATTTGTATAAGCTTACTAGACGGATCTATACTAGTAGATGTTTCTAATAAAATATGATCTTTGTCTGGTTCTAGATCAACATTGTTACTATTTATTACAGAAGACCTTGTGACAGATCCAGATATTACAGAATTACTATAGTCAAATCCTGTTGGAAAAGATATTTTCAAATAGTCATAAGGAACAATAAATCCAGAAGGAACAGTAAGTACTATATTTTGATCTTGATAATTATATCTAAAATTAATTAGTTTTTGTATATTATCTAAATTAAATTGATTATATCTAATATCATATATATATTGATGATTTTTAAACAATGATCCACTAAATGCAATACCATTTGTAGTATAATTACTTTTAATATCTTGATCTAAATAATATGGTCTATTATTTTCTTTGAGTAAATAGTTTAAATTATCTTTAGCATATATTTTATTACCACTAATATTCAATATGTCGAAAGTATAATTTTTAGGTCTGTTAGATTCAGATGTATCAATATTACCAAATCTATTAATCGTATTTCTAAAAACTATGGGTATCCTATTGATAGTATTATTATCTAGAATATATTCATGGTTTCTGTCTAGATTACAACTAAACAAACCCGTGGCTTGAGATGATGATTGTATACCACTATTGGGCTTAAAAAATAAATTATTGACAGAAATAGTATTAGAATCTAATATAGAAATATCTGTATACTGACCAATCACTGGTAATTGCAAATTACTATTGGTAGATGTAAAATTATACAGATATAAGTTGTTGGTATCTCTGCTGTCTAGATTGATATCTTTATTAAAGTTTAGAGTAATAGTACCTGTTCCGGGTTCAGTGTATAGATCGACCACTCCTGTGATGTAATTACCAGTGGAGTAGGTAGTGGATTCGAATCCACCGACACCTGTGATAAATGTTATTACTGGACAATCTCCACTCTGACTAACGTATGAGTATTGTTTTAGGCCGCTAATACTATAATTATTATTAATAGGCAGTGTTTCCGAATATGTTACCAAACTAGTAGTATTGGATCCCAAATATTTTTTATTCATTCTAATAAAGTATCTATTGCTAAATAAATCAAAAGGAATTAGTTTGCCCCAAGCATAAGAAAAATCGTAAGAGATTTTGCGAGATTCTGTAGTTAGAATATTTCCAATTTGATCATTAAATAATTCCTCATTTTCAGTTAAAAATCGATGATACTCAATTTTTGGAAAAGTTAAGGTTATGTAATTTTGTCTATGTCCGGGATATAATATGGTTAGGTGGCCTGATCTGGACGCTATAGCATAGTCGTGAACAAGATTGTCTTGGTTTTCACATATTAGATCATCAAAAACAGAATTAGCTAATAGTTTACCATTATCTTTTACTGCATATTTAGAATCTAAAATTTCATAAGAATTATCTAGTATTACTCTACTACCGTGATCTTTTTCGTTGTTTGATAGTATATGACTTGGTGCTGCGGATTCTGAGGATAGAAGATCAATATTATCTTCTGTTAATAAAGTACAAAAATCAGGAGAACCAAAACCATATAAAGATAAAACTGGATTATATATAGAATCTCTTATATACCATTGTTCTACTTCTATATCAAAAGAACCAGACATTAGAGATAGGCCAGATGGATTGTTGGTATTGTGTAATTCTAATAAGCTATCTATATTACTACGATTAATTAAGGAATTTCTAGAAGTTGATAAAATAATCTGATCATCAACTATTAGTCCATTATTACAACCAGTATATGGAACAGACCATATAGTATTGTGGGTTAGTCTATCATTAGCTATTAAAATATCGTTTTCTTCATCGTCTGTTAAGGGTATTTTGTTTGTAGCGAGTAATTCTCTAAGTTCTGTAGATAATAATGTATTGGTCAATGGAGAATGTGTTAATACGATAACATCATTATTTTCTGCTAAAATAAGATCTCTCCACACATCGTCTTCTTTCGTTTCTAAAGCTAGTGCTTGTCTAGCTCCTACATTCGCATAGTAATCCGTAAAAAATTTGGTAGTAAAAAATCTAGGTAGGAAAGGATGATCTGTTTGTATTTGTAATCCAGAGAAAAAAGTGTCAGTATAATCATTATATGCATTTGTTAAAAAAATATTTCCGTTTGATAGTGCCGGAGTGCCGGTTAGTGCGAAGGGCTTATAAACATTAGTAGCTATTAGACCGGAAAGTCCAAGATTCGCAGGAACCGAGATGGAGGAATTCTTACGTAATAGTCCTGCTGTTCCGGATATTATTGTTGTTGGATAAGACACAAATCTGTTAAAACATTCTACAATATCCGAATTCTGAGAGAAAGTTCCCGTAAAAGAATTTTCTCCCGTTAAAAATTCTATGTAAGGATGATACGAACCTATAGCATTTAACTCACTAAATATAGTTCCAGAAATTAAATTTTCATTAATATTGTCAGAACTTAAAGTAATATTTGTAATAGTAGTATCAAAATTATTTTCGTATGATAATGTCTCGAAAGTAGGATCTTTTACCCTAATAAAAAAATCTTTGGAAATAGTATCTGCATTATTAGATGCAAATACTCTAATATTATATGTGCCAAGATCACAATACGAAGGTACTCCTGTAAATCTTGTCGTATTCGAGTTAAAAAATAACCAATATGGTAAATCTCTACCATCTTGTAGTTTGGCTGAATAACTTAATGGACCACCATTTTCTTCTTCATTAAACACACCACTAAGAATAGTATAATCAAATAAATTATCAATATAAACTTCTTGATTAGGAATATTATATAAACTATAAGGACTTGTTGTATTATTAACAGTTATAGTAAATGATTTTTCAAGAAAATTTTTGGACTTCCTATCCATAGCTTTAATTCTAATATTGTATATATTTTTAGTTTCATAATTAAATACATTTGTTGTTTGTAAATAGTATTTATCATTTATATTTACTAGACTAAAAAAATCATTATCAGCGGAATTGAATCCGTCAACTAGTTCATAAGTGATAGGAGTAAATGGAAGATTTAAGCTTTTATCAATACCAGTATAGTAAACCATCATATGATTATTATCATATTTTTTATATACTGATCTATATGGATTAAATTGAGTAGTATTATATGAAAAAGAACCATTTATTGTTTGTTTATGAGAAAGAAAGACCGAACCAGAATTATTAGTTAAAGGAGCTATTCTTACGGGAATTCCGGATCCATAAGACGATCTTTTTGGAATAGGTATATTTTCTAACACAATCGTGGGTTTAGAAGTGTAATCCAAACCAGTTCTAGCGTGTGTATTTTGATACGTTTGTAGTAAAGCATTGCCAGTTGTATAGAATGATTCAATAATTGGAAAATTATATATATTATCCCCAAATATATTTGATCCTTGAAAATTAGCAATAGCTCCGGTGGAACTGGCTGTTATTATCTGATCACCATCAACACTTGTTTTTGCTAAAAACTTACTGCTTTTCTTAAACAGATTAAAAGAAAAATCTATATGATATATTTTCATTAATCCATTTAATATAACATATTGTTGAGATCCTGTGCCTGTTGCAATAGGGTCGTTGATCACTATAGTATTTGAATTATAGTTCTTTACTAATCTATTAAAGAAATACGAACCAGACTGGATAATAATCGGAGTATCGAGTCTTAAATTACGAATAAAGTTATTATCAGATAAATTTGATATAGTATTATTTGTTAAAGTAGCATTGATTCCTGAAGAAAGATATTTAGTATCTATCGCAGATATGCTTTTGTTGTCTACGGTGATGGTTGCAAAATCCGTATTTAGTCCAGAAGAATAAGTGATATAACCCGAATAATACGGTTGTTCTACAAAAAAAGTATCCTGATTGATTACGGAAAAAACATTGTAATTATCATTTATTAGGGGTAGCAGAGAGCCCGTAACATTCTCGAATAGTAGATTAACATTAGAATTTGTTCTAACGCCATGATTTTTTGATATAATTTTAATACCATAAGTATTTTCAGATAAATTTACTATTCCACTATAAATTGGTTTATTTACATCTAAAACAAGATCTCCATGATTAGTTTTATAGTATGTACCGGAACATTGTTTATGAATCTTTGTATAAAAATATGATGATTGAGTATTCTCTGTAATAACAGGATTATATTGTAGGGGTGGGTGTGTTGTTCTTATTTCTTGAAGCTGTCTGGATCCGTTGGTATGTTCGAAAGTATGAAAGTGATTTCTGATTTGAGAATTATTAAATACTTCATTCTTTTTAGCTAGTTGTGGTTGAGTAGTTACATTAACTACAGTAAAAACATTGTTAGAATCTCTGAATGTGGCATTTTTAAATATTCCACTGTCGAATCTATATTGAGCAACACCTGTTCCAAAAGCCCTACTTATTAAAACATCAACATTATATGCAAAAGTTTTATTTTCTGGAATTGTTATTGTAGGAGTTAGGGCGGACCAGGTATTGCCCGCTTGTGTTCCAGGTAAATGCATATTGATACTAGTATTTTGACCATGCTCCAAATCTTTATTAGTATCGTCTTTAGTTAAAAAAGCACCTAAAGCCATTTGATTAGAAACATACGCTCGGCCATAACTATGGGCTGCGATAGAATTGTTTGCATCTACTATACATGAATTATTTAAGGCTATAGAATTATTACCAGAAACTATATTATTAGTTCCAACAACTAAGTTATTATCTCCATCAACAATATGTCCAACGCCAACAGTAAGTGTATTAATAGAAGTTTTAGGATTACTCGTACCAATTATGACATTGATTTCATCATTTGTTCTAATATTTCCACTATTGTCTTGATATAAATTTGAATCAGATATTCTACCGGCCGGATCATTGATGGTGTCATTGAATCTAGGAATAAAATTATGAGTACCTTCTATATGATCGAATGTGACATTATTATAGCTGAAAGCACCAGTAATATTCGATGCGTTGCGATAGTAAAAACCATGTTGATCATCTAGTAAATCAGCATTAAGACTCGAAACCTTGATTGTATTTCCACCTATTACTAAAGGAGGATTAGTATTACCTATAGGATTACTAATCTGAACCGGTGGTTTTCTGAAAAAGATGCTGTCATTAAAAAACTTTATACCATTGATATCTTCATCAGCATTTAACTTAACATATAAACTATCAGCAATCTCTCTCAATAATACTGTGGAAGCATCTCCATCAAGATTTTGTAGTAAGAATATAGATTCTGCATTTCCTCCATTAAGATCATCTTGGTTACCACCGCCATCTGTATCGGCACCGGACGCAAATATATTAGTAACTAATTTAAGTTGATCTTCTGCTGGATAATATGCTATTATACCGGTTTTTGTAGTGAATAATCCCCCATAAATAAAACTAATACCTCTTGGAGTATCTGGTAGTATAGAAGAATTATTGGTCGATAGTATTGGTAAATTATCATATATAGATAATTCTCCATTTATATTTACATCGCCATTTAGATTTGTTGTACCTAGTATATTTTTTGTTCCTGTACTAGACACAGGAGTGAAACCCAGGGATGATATTATATCATTTTGATTAGCAAAAAAAACTCCGGAAATTAATCCGTTTGATGCTACAGTAAATTTAGTATATGTTCCAGGTTCAACGGAGGATGGAAGTACTGTGGTGTTCAAAATACCGGTAACATTTGATGCGTCTCTATAAAATGATCCGTGTTGACCGTCTAGTAAATCAGCATCTAAATTAGATCCTATTCCATCATTACCAGCATGAAAGGGCGTATAGCCTAAAATTTGTATAATATCGGCATTAGTTAGGTTTGATCCTTGTATTACTCTTCCTTTACTGTCTGTAACTATTTTCGAATATGTTCCCGGAGTACCAGTTGGGGTCAAAGAAACAGAATTTTCTTCAACCAGAATATCTGCTGATTGTGGAATATTAATTACTATGCTTCCGCTAGGAATAGATAAAGATCCACCGCCTATTAATCCTGATCCGGCAACTATATTTACAGCAACTCCACTAAATAAAAAATTACCAGTAGACAAAGGAAATGACTTTAGGCTAAATCCATCAAAATAAATTAATCTATTTTGAGTATAAAAATTATTATTAGTACCACCTTTCGATATGGGTATAATGCCCTCTATAGAGCCAGCTGTTAAATCGCTTATTCGTGCTATAGAATTGTCTACAATAATAGCATTATTGGCATCTATTTGAAGACCATCACCAATTTTAGTATTTAAAGTAACATTATTACCATTTTGTATTTTATGTATACCAGAACCAGCCAAAATTCCAGTGATAGCATTAGCTCCAGTTTGAGCCTCGTCTAAAATATCTTGTATAGAATATTCTGTAGTAGTAATTTTTGTACCATCAAAAAATAAAATATTTCCACTACTATAGTTAGTATTATTGGTTCCTCCACTACCGATAGATAAAACAGTAAATGATAAAGCATCTTGTCCCGGTGGTCCTTGAGGGCCTACAGGACCAGTATCGCCTTTTTCTCCTTGAGATATATTAACAAAACTAATTCTATTTGTATAATTATCAGAAATAACTAGCCTGGTTGAGCTAATAGTCTCAGAATCATCTTTTTGAGAAATTAATAGATATTTATATTCTGGACTAATTTCTTTTATACTTATTTGGTTCATTCACAGGTTCCGCAATCGTCTTGTTGGTCAAAACTACAAGAAAAAGCACTACCCTCCGGAACATTTCTTTCTATAAGAGTAATATTACCTTGAAGAATTCTAAAAACTTTTTTACCGCCTCCGCTATACAAGTCATTAGGTTCTTGAAGCTCTAAATCATAAACAGCACTAGTAAAATTATAAAGCGCCGTTTGAGAAGCTGGTATTTTTAATACTATTCTACCTAATAATGGCTCTAAAGAAAATTCATATTCACTATTTCTAACATTTGTCACAAAAGATTTAATATTATTATTATTGTCTTTCCATCTTAATCTAGCACACCAATTGGTTAAATTAATGGGACTATTTACACTATCTTGATATTCAAAAGAAATAACAAATGCTGTTCCTTTTTCTATAGAAAAACTATATTCTGCTGCCATAATAAAATCCTATTATTAAGAATAAAAATATCTAGATCTATATGCATAATCCTGTAAGTATCTAGAATCAAAATTATTACCAACGAATGGACTAAGTACAGCACGAATGGCCGTAGCCTCTTTAACATCCCAATGAGAAGTTAGTTCATCATAAGCAGCACACGGACCTTGTTCTATAATGAGTTTTAAACCAGCTAAACTTCCACCAACACTTAAACTAGCTGGCCCTAGAGCAGCTCTAATACCTTCTAGAGCAGCTTTGGTGCGCAAAGTGCTTTGATCGAATATACAGGCTGTTTTCAAAGCAACCAAACTAATAAAAATATCATCATTTTCCATAGTTGGGTCAGGAGTAATAGTTGGAGTAGCTATGTCTAGAGTATATTTTTTTTCTAAATTAACATCAAATTGAACATATTTAGCGGCTACAATGATTGCTTGTAGGACGCGATCATCAGAATATGTTGGATTAGAGTCGCTAATATCATTAATTAATGTTCTAACTATAATAGGAATTTCTATTTGCCATGACATATTTTGGCCTTTTATTTATGATGAAATGAATATATATTTATACACCATAATACGGCCTGTATATTTAATTGATTAGGCTTGATTAACTTCGTAGCCTAATTGTTTTGATTTTCTTATAGCTTTTTTAACTATTAAAGAAACTAAACTCTCTACGAAAGGAATTTTGCGTTTGGAACTCTCATCTTTTAACCACGATAAAATAGTAGATAAATTATCTTCGCACCATTGATTTCCTTTGGCGTTCATTTCTAGTGCGTGTCGTTTACAAGAGCATGTTGGTGAACTTTTGATACCAAGAGTACCAAACATTCCGGATAGAATAGTACCTGGGCCATTAGGATTTTCTTCCAGTGTTTGAGGGAATAGTGATCGTAAAGTTTTAGCTATATTGTTACCTAATTTTTCTCGTAATTTATTTTCTATCTGATTTTGTGTATAATCGCCAAAAATTTCGTATTCTGTTGGATTTAATAATAGAATCCTATTTGGTATATTTTGAATGTGTGCAAATACTGTTTTTGAAGATGGATTATCAATATAGCTTACGTTTAAGCTATTAAAAACTAACGGTTTTGGTTCTACTAATTTACCATTATTATCTGTAAAAGGTGGTGGCTGAATAGTAATTTGATGATCTAAATTCATTTGCTGTCTCCTATAAGTGTACTACTATATAGTAGTAATAAAATTACAAAAGGCAACTTTTTATGATAGTTTCGTGGGATTGTTTTGATACGCTAGTGTCAAGATATTATCATTATCCAAAAAGTATTTTTGAACTTATATCACACAATACCAATGATAGTGATTTTGTACAAAAAAGGATTCATTCAGAAAAAATAGCTACTAATAAAACTTTACAAGGAATATACAAACATTTACCAGGCCGCGATAGCTCGCTAGAATTAGAACTAGAAAAAAAATATAGTTATCCTATAAAAGAAAATTTCAATAGGATACAAGACGGAGATATTATTGTTTCTGATATGTACTTATCATCAGAAGAAATTTTAGATATTTTAAGATATCATGGCTTAGACAAGGATGTAAAAGTATATTCCACATATGGGAAAAAAGCGGATGGTAGCATATGGAATGAACTAAAAGAAAAATATCACATAAATTTTCATATAGGAGATAATTTACATTCTGATGTTGTAAATCCAAGAAATTATGGAATAAATACTATATATTATGGATCTTCTTATTTAACAAATACTGAAAAAATTATAGAGAGATACTCGCCATATTTAGCATATTGGATTAAGTATATTAGACTATCCCAACCATATTTTATTCCATATAAAGAAATAATATTTGATAAAGGATCATTAAGTCGCTGTTACGGTATTTACTGGATTCTAGAGAAAAACGGAGAAATATATTTACTAAATCAAGTTGATGAAAATAATGAAAAAATTATATTAGAAGATATTTTTTCAGAGACGGCCTACTATCTGTATAAAAATCAAAATAGTATTACTGTGCTAGATGAATATAGTAAAAAAGATATGTCTGCACAATGGATCGATCAGCCTGTTAATACGTCTAGATTCGATGAGTATATACTATGGACAGAGCAAGCATCATACAATATTCCATTACTTATTAATAGTAGTTATTTATTACCTAAAAATATAGTTTTTTCTTATAGAGATTGTTATTTTTGGAAACAAATATATGATAGTATTTTTGATACTAATGTGCCAGTGTTGGAATCTTGTAGAAATAGTTACTATTATCCATATAGTGACGAGTATAAAGAATATGTATTAAATATCACTAATAATAAAACAATTGTGGATTTACATGGAACAGGATATAGTTCCGGACATTTTTTTAAGCAACAAGGGGTGGAGCAAAAAATATTATTTGTGAGTGAACATACTGACAATAATATTAAAAATATTAATGTAAAAAATTTAATAATGTGTTTTGATAGAATATTTCCAGAAACATTAGAAAATACCAGATTTAATCATAATAGATTAGCTTCTAAAAATGGTTTAAAATGCTGTTGTGGCACAACTTTAGAAAAATTTAATATTCCTCCGGATCTTGGGCAGATGGTGGGATGGGATGGAGCAGCTATCCGAAAAAAGAGCGAACATAATCAGGCTATTTGTAAAATATTCGATAACTGTGTAAGGTCTGCTATGCAAGGGTGTATATTGTATAGAGATCGTATTAATGGGGAAGAAGATTTAACTCAGATACTAATGAAATTAATGAATAAAACCACATATACCGATAGTGTTATACATTCATTGTGGGAAAAACGTAAAAATATAAGGATAATATAATGATATTATTATATCAACAACAAACTGCAATTATTACTTTACCAAAAACTGGTAGCACAGCACTATTTGAAACGTTATGTAGAGTTCCGTATAGGGGAGTTTTCTGTATTGGTCCTAGCGGAAATGATCCAAAATATTATGATCATCATTCAATCATTTTACCACAAGCGCCATTTAAGTGGAAGGTGGTTGTTGTGGTAAGACATCCGCTACAAAGATTAGTAAGTTTATGGGCTCATATGGCAAAAGAACAAGTAATGACTTTTCAACCAATAACACAATTAAAAAATTTTGTTGATGCTGTAGCAAATGAATGGTATGAATTTTATTTTTATAGATCTAATCAATGTGATATTATTAAAGATTTAGAATATGATTATATTATTAAAAATGAATTTTTAGAAGATCATTTAATTAGTCTAGATATATTACATCACAAAGGACAGCTATTAAGTAGCAATCAGTTTGATCCAGCTATAGGCTCTAGCACCCCAAAATATCAAGATGTATTAACAGTTGAAATGATAGAAAAATTAAAAAATTGGTGGGAGCCTGATGCTAAAAAATTTGAATACTATATATAATATTCGCTAATTACAAGACACAGGTTGACACTGATTATCACAACAATATCCTTGTTGAAATGTAAATGTACCATTATATTGCACATTAGCAGCGGTGCAGTTGTCTTCTGTTCCTACTAATAATACAACATCGTTACAAGAACAATAATCAGGATTTCCTCCGGTTCTGGAGTAAGATCCGCCCAGTTCGAAACATAGCGATTCTAGTTCTTCACAATCCTGACATCCGGCACCAATTGTAGGAGGATCGCACTGTGTGTATTGTTGAAAAGGCCCGATCATTCCGGTACAATATCCACAATCTTGATCAGTAGAGCAACAAGGTCCACAAACCCCATTATTACAACACTCTTCTTCTGCACAATAGCTAACACATTCTCCATTCACACAACTTTGGCAATTGTCCGGATCGCACGGAGGATCGCACAGTGGTCCACTAACCGTGATATCTTCACAATTCTGAACGCTAGTTTTTTCTACATTAGTTACTATTTTTGTAGATTGTATATTGCTAACCAAAACTTTAGTGTCGCACCAATTCAAGGTTTCTATATCTGATAATGTGTTACAACTTAAGCATTGAGAGACTAGAGATTCTTTAAGATTTTTGTAATATACTACTTTATTGAAGTAGGTTTTAAAAATAGAAACTAAAGTATCGTATGATACTGAATATACTTTATTTTCAGAATCACTAAAAGATGGCATAACAGCATCAGAGTCGTCGTCGTATAGTGCTTGAGAATAATTCAAAATACTTTGATAATATATCTGATCTTCCATAGTTGATCCTAATATCACATTTGTATTATTAATATTTACTAAAATACCTTCATCTAAAGAACTGTCATAAGAGTTATTAATAATATCTATTTGAGCGTTTTTTAAGGTATCTAATGGAGGATCACTAATATATCCGCTTCCTATGTATCTATATATAATGTAACATTCCCATTCTGTGGTACTTTCGTTGTCGTCTGAACTAGAGCACGGTTTGATAATATTGCTAGAAAACTGTGAGATAACTTTATTTTCTCCAGTAGTTTTATCGGTACGTAATACTGGGGCAGTTTCCGACTTGTCTATGGATACAACTCCATTATTGGATATTGTACCAATAAATTGATAAGAGTATTGATTTAAGCAGTAGTCGTTTATGTTTTGATAATTACATATCATATTATATTTCTAGATTTATATTTATGGCCACGAATAACAGTTTGATGTATAAGTTTCTCCTGGATTGGGTGGACGACCAAGATCGAAAGTGGGACTATTACATCTACATTCTGCTTCGATAGGCGTACCATCGTAAACCTCACAGTCCGCAAAAAGGGGCGGAGACCATAAACCGCCAGACTCTTCGTGAAAACAAGTTCCTTCGCATGAATCACAATCTCCGCATACGCCATTATTACAACACTGTTCTTCTGAGCAATTACTCACACATTCTCCATTCACACAACTTTGGCAATTAGCTGGATCACACGGAGGATCACAAATTTCTGGTGGTAAACTAACTAATATTGGATTTTTATATGTTGAAATATCAATACTTTTATTTTCTTTAAATATATTGACAGCTACTTTATTTTTACATAATGATTTACTATTTATATCTTCACTATTAGTATCTGCTGATACTTGAAATAACAAATCGTCTTTTATATTTTTAACTTTAGCTACTTGATAAAAATAAGTTTTTAGTAAGCTTTTTAGATCATTATAACTAAAATAATAAGCTATATTATTAACGTCTAATATATATGGCATAACACTATTAGTATCTTCGTTGTATAGTATATTAGCTAAACAAAATATATTACCCAGATGAATTTGATTTTCAGTAGAACTGTCTAGCATTATAGTATTAAAATTATCTAAATTTATACTTATACTATCTTGAAGATTAAGATCATAAGTATTAGTAATTTTTGTTTGTTTATTGTTCTGAACAATGCTTGTATCAACTTTACTAACTAAATTATTATTGTTGATAAAAATTTGATAACATTCCCATGCTGATATTACTTCTACCAAATCGTTGTTATCACATGGCAGCACATACAAATCAGTGTTTGGGCTAATAGTTACAACCTCACCAGAGTCTTTATCTGTGCGAATAACACTAGTAGTCAAGTCTCCGCTAGTTGCTGTGGGAATACTAGCATACTGATAAGTAAATTTATTTAAACAATAATCAGTTATATTTTGATAATTACATATCATGGAGAACATCCTCCAGGACCTCTCCAAGATTCGCATTGTATACAGCAATCATATTCTGTTGCATACAAATTACCAGAATATTGATTATCTCCAAAATCATCTGGTATATTGCCGGAACATTCATCGTATACAATATTAGCAGTTGATGTGTAAGGTAGATTTATTTGATCACATAGATCATCTTCTCCGCAAACCCAGCATCCACAAGCTCCACATACGCCATTATTACAGCATTCTCCTTCGGAACACAAACTCTCACAATTTCCGTCTACACAAGTTTGGCAGCTACTAGGATCACACGGCGGATCGCACAAGTTTTCTTTTTCTTCACAACTTAATGAACTAAATTTAACAATAGTACTATTTTTACTGGATAAGTTTGTGTTTTTATCGGAGGTTAAGGTTGATGTGTAAGACGGAGCAAAAGTTTGTTTTTGAATATCGGATATTGTACTAGAGTTTAATACATTATTTATCAAGTTATCTTTTATTATCTTATAAGACTTTAGTTTATTAAAATAGTTGGACAAAATATTAGTTAGATTATAATAGTTTAAAAAATGAGCATTATTATAGTAGTCTATCAACGGCGGCAACGGAGACGAATCATTATTAGCATTTAGTAGTGTGGCTAGTGATAGTATATTGCTAAAGTTAATAACGTCGTCTTTTTTTGCTGGTAATACTATGCTAAAATTTGTAGTTTCAGAAATGGTAGTATTAGAATATGCTCCGTTTACTGATAAACTAATATCAGTAGCAAAATTAGATATTGTGATTAATAAACCATTATCTAGAGTACTATCATAGTTGCTATTAATAAGATCGATCTGAGCTAATTGGTAATCTTCTAACGGAGGATCACTAACTGGTCCACAATTATTATTTTTGTACCACAAGTAACATTCCCACGCATTAAGCTCAGGGTTTTCATCATTAAGATCACAAGTTTTTATTTGTAGTGATGAATTTGGCTGTAATAAAACTGTTTCATTAGTAGTTTTGTCTGTTCGGTAAACTGATCCGTCGTATCCAGTGTTTGCTGCTACATAGTTATCAATTATACTAAAACTAGTATAACTATAAGAATATTTATTACAGCAATAATCGTATATATTGGCATAATCGCATATCATGAGAATTTAAATTCCGATAAATCAATACACGAAACACTTCCAGATTTTAATCTAATATATCTATAATTCCAGTTTCCGCTTATAGTTTTTTGAGTAGTAGAATCTGTAAAAAGAGCAGGACTCGTAGTAGCAAAATTTTGAATCGTGGTCCAATTTACTTTGTCTTGACTGCCTTCTAATAATGCATGATTTAAATAGTATGCTCCGTATACATAATGCGGACGAATAAAAATATTTGTTACATTTTTAACTCCACCAAAATCAGCAATTATAAAAGCAGCGCCATTAGCTCCAGCGCAGCTACTAAAAGTACTACCCAATTGATTTGAATTATCATTAAGTTTAGCTACTAATTGATCAGAACTAGCCGCATTGCAACAGGGGGCACTAATAATGAATACCCAAGTTGTTGGAGCGTTCCCCATAATAACATTAACTGCGGATCCTACAAAATTACTATTATATGTACTATTATATGTTTGTATCCGTATCAGATAAAGACCTTCTTGCTGTACTGGTACAGTAATCGCTGTGGATGTTGTGAGCTTTGTGGTCGGAAAATTTCCTGGTTGATAGTATTGTACTTTATATCCTATGTTCGATGGACTATCAAAACCACTACCAACAGGATTGCTAGGAGCTGTCCAAGATATGGATATTCCTGTGGTTGCAACAGCTGATGATATCACAGAGGTTGGTGGCTGTGGTGCTCCAAGACCCTTGCCTAATATTGTGGCAGTATTCGACCATGGGGATACTCCTGTAGCATTATACGCTCTTATTCTAGCATATAAATCTACTCCACTATGGGTTATGCATTGAGTATGATAATTAAGTTTGCCAGGAACAGATAATGTTGTTAATTGACTAGAAAATGAACTGTTAGCAGCATATTGAATTTCATAACCTGTAATGGGCAATCCTCCATTATTAACTGGTCCAGACCAGTGTAGTGCCGGAGCGTGGGTGTTGGTGGTTATTCCCGCAGATGTTCCTTTAGTATAATAACATCCAGTATTGGTTGATGCTCCAATAATATTAAATGTTTGTTGTAGAGATATTGTTGATAATGAATTTAATGAAGAGATATTATTTTTAGTAGAACCAACCAAAAAGTCATTAGTGATACCACCATAAATATACAATATTCCAGTAGAAGATAATGATGAAAATACTCCAGCATGAACAGCTGCTCGTCTAAAATCAGAAAAACTCATGTATGGATTAGATCCATAAACTTGTCCAGTAAATGCTATGTTTCCGTAATTAAAATTAGCAGTTTGATAAGAATTATCTATTAATACCGAATATATCCACCCAGCATATAGTGCATAACCATAAAAACTTGACTTATTTACTGGTAAAGAGTTTGAGGCAGAACCGTAGTTCAACTCTGTTATGGTGACATTGGCTGGCGCGGTGGGTGCGGAGTAAGGACTTACTGGTATAAAACTAATGGTATTAGAATAATTACCAGTACCAATAATATTGGCCGCTCTTACTCTACTATAGTAAAGAGTATTGTTAGTTAATCCTGTAATGACTTTGCTAAGAGTTGTTGATGTTGTAGTGGTACTAGAAGAGAAATTACTACTTGTACTATAATCAATAAGATAACCAGTTATTGCTGATCCTCTTGATATTGGTTGAGAATATAATAGCGTAGCAGATGCGTCTCCTGGTAAAATATTGGTTAATGTTGGAGCATTTGGACTTTGTTTAGCTAACGAACCAGTAGGACTATACGAACTAGAGCCAACACTATTATTGGCTTTACCTCTAAAATAAAATGTATTATAATTACCAGTTATTGGTACATCAAAACTTATATTAGGAACACTATTTTGTGTTATACTAGTTGTTAAATTTGTAGCAAACCCTGATCCAGATGATGAGTATACCGTATAATTAATTATGGGGGTTCCGCCGTCATCTGTTGGGGCAGACATTAATACTTGAACAGTATCGTCGTCAACCCATGAAGCACTAATGCTTTGAGGGGCATTAGGAACAGTAACAGGTTTGTTTGGCATAGCTAATACTGTTGATGAATACGGTCCGTATCCGGAAGCATTGTGTGCTCTGATTCTAAAATAGTGATTAACACTATTTGTTAGTCCACTAAGAGTAATTGGTTCATAGTTGGCCACATGCAAAGAGCCGGTTGTTGAGGTGAAAGAACTTGATGAGCTTTTTTCAACACTAACGTGATCTATTATTAATCCGCCATTACCACTGGGTGGTAAATAATTAAGAGTAACAGCAGCATTACCAACAAGAGATGATAATCCTGTTGGAGCGGACGGTGTTGTTTTGCTTAGTGTGAAAGACGATGGAGTACCAGTACCAGCCAAATTCATTGCTGCTACTCTAAAATAATAATTACCAGTAGTTGTTAATTCAGGATTAAACTTACTAATACTAAAGTTTCTTAACGAACCAGAAACATAAAAAGTAGAATTATAATTTGGAACATCCTCAACATCAGGAAAATTACTATACATTGATCGATCTATTCGATATCCTGTTACCGGTGATCCTCCATTATTATTTGGTCCATCCCAAGACAGATAGGTTGTATCAAATCCCCAAACTCCTGTTAACGATGTTAATCCAGAAGGAACATTATAGGCCGGAGCAACCTCAAAAATATTAGACAGTGGTGATTGGCCGTAGGAATTAACGCTATATAATTTAAAGTAATAGGGACTACTATCTGTTAGACCCGTTATTGATCCTGATGAATCACTAAAAGTAGATATGTTAATAATATTATTCGGAGTATTACCATATAATACAGCATAACTTATAGTAGTATCACTATTAGTGGGGGCATTCCAGTCTAAATCAACTTTACCAGTACCTCTTATAATATTAACACTAGTAATAACTCCTGGTTCTTTTCCATAAACAATTTCATCATCAACAATTAATTGTAAATTTAGTTCAGAGTAAAGATTCTTCGTGTCAGCAACAAGATTAAGATAAGAGTTTGGGGTAATGCTTGCACTAAAACTATCTATTAAAATGTTGTTATTTTGAGATATACTAATTTTTGGATTAGATGATCGTGGTGGTACAGGTAACGGTATGTTGACTCCAAATTTTCTACTACTTTTACCAGCTCCGGTACCAGCTTTAAGAGTAGCATCAACTTTTTGGTAAAATCTTTTGCATTTAGTTAATTCTTCATTATAAGTAATAGGCTTAAAATTACTCACAACATTACCAATTTCCAATTTAGCTCTACCTATATCAATAATAGAATTATTATCTAATCCACCACTAGGATATATTTCTACTAGTAAAGTAGAAGCATTGGACGGAACACTAAAAGAATTTTTAAACAGTGTCCAAGAATCGGTAGAAGTTAAGGAACCACTAAATTTAGCATCTATAATCTCTATTTTACCATTGCTTATGTTATCAAAATTAGGACTATAATATACGTTACCATATACCGGACCACTCCAATTGCTATCAGAAGGTTTTTTAGCATAAAAACTAAATGTGAGAGTTTTGCCTCTAATATCTACTGTAGTATCACTATCAATAGTTTGACTTAAAACCGGATACGATCCCGAAGATAATGTTCTTAATCTTATACAATTAGATGCGTTGTCTAACCCAATATTACCAGCTAACCGTGAAGCTTGATTGCCTCCGTTACTAATCATATACCATCTGTCTGCGGTAAATCCACCAGCAAAAAATGGAGATCCTCTTTGCCAAACGTCAAAATTACCGTTTATTAATAGATTATCATTACTACTTCTAGTAATATTTTGTGCATAATTTAATATTTTAACCATAGATATCCTTAACTAGTAGTTTTATCTTTATTCTGTTCTGTTAAATTCTTATTAATAGTATTTAGTTTCTCATAAAGTTGACCAATAGCCACCAAATCTTGGGCCTTAAAAACGCCCCTTTGAGTAGCAAGATCAATAACCACCATTAGATTCTGAATATCACCTTGATTTAATTCCATAATTCTTCCCCTTATTCTGGACTGTTAATTGGAGCAATAACACCCTGTTCTGCTCCAGCTTTTCCTATATATAATAGTAATGATTGCACTATATTTGCAAGGTCACTATCTTCTGCACTTTTACTTAATAAATTATCAATAACTAACCAAGTTCCGTTATCTCCCGGCATATATTCGGCCACACCATCAAAAACTCCAAATTTTTTCAAACGAACTCTAGCAGTAGCCTCACCGCCCAAAGTTCCCGCACTAATAATTATTTCTTCAACCCATAATTTATCATATGTTTTTGCTGGAACTGTTGATACTATTGCTGGGCTTAAAACTGGTAACATATTAATTTCCTTCTAGTATGGATAAACGGTCTTTTAAGTTATTAATCATAATTTGTTGTTCTTGTATAGCTTTAATTAAAAGGGAAACCATATTACCATAATGTATAGAATCTGGTCTATTTTCATTATCGTATTGTACAAACTCTGTTAATCCTATTTTATCTACTTCTTCGGCAATTAAACCACCAAATATTGTATTGCCATCATTATAGCTTTTAAATGTTACGCTTTTTAATTGTAAAACTTCATTTAGTCCATGAGTTGCATCATTTACATCGGTTTTATATCTTAATGATGATGTTGATCTATATAAAAATCCATCACTACCAACCACCATATTAGCAGCAGTGGCGGTGGTATTATTGTATGGAGAAACCGCTGCTGTACCAGTATTTATGGCCCCATCATCTCTGGTATATAAAAGAGCTGCTCCACTACTATTCGAAACATAAAAAGAAACTGTTGAACTAGTAGCTCCAGATCCTCTTACCTCAAAACGATATGTTGGCGATACCCCAACGCCAGTATTACCACCAAAATAATTTTTACCAGTATGTTCTACATATATACCCCATCTGTTAGTAACTGTAGCACCAGAACTAGCATCGCTACAATAAATATCAAAAGCATTTGTTATTGTTCCGGTAGCTCTCCATAGTATATGTTGTATTCCAATTGCTGTTGTGGTTACTGGCGAAACAGCAGAAGTATTATAATGACCATATTGATTATATATACCATATAATGCACTTAATGTGCCAATATCATTAGTTAATGCATAATTACGTAGATTATTATTAGCTATACCAACACTACTACCACTATTTGTTATTCCAGAATTAATCTTAAAATATGTATTTATAGCTACATTTCTGATAGCATAATTACCATTAGTTGTAGCATAACTATATGTGGCGCTTGATAGATTATCTCCAGTATTGGTATTGGTAAAATCTTTTATAGCTACTAAAGATGGATTTGTAGTATATGAATCTGTTCTTGTTCCGCCGCCAATAACTAATTTATAATCATTAGAGGGAGATGCTCCGAGTCCAGTATTACCACCACTTTGTACTGTCCATAATGTGGTTTCACTAGCTCCATAACCAGCATTTTCTATTAATTTTAGAGATCTTGTACCACTTGAAGCATCGTTTTGCCATGCAAAGCCACCTTTTCCATTAACATCAATTTGAATAGCAGCTTTGCCGGTACCACCACTTGTTGTTTGTAAACCTTGGGTTGTTATCAGTCCATCACTAGCTGTTGTATAGGATAATATACGACCTCTAATATCAACTTTAAATCCGCTACTGACTGAACTTGTTCCTATTCCAACATTTCCATCAGTAGTAATCCGCATTCTCTCAGTAAGCGTCGATGCTCCAAGATCACCATCTTTATTAAAGAATGCAATATGTTGAGATACTTTATTTGTATCGCTGGATGGAATAAATGCGATTTTTGATCTATACCATCCTGTGATACCATCATCTCCAACGCCCATATTATATGTGATTGATCTGTCGCTACCATTACCAAATATATCAAGATCGCCTCTGACTTGTAGGGCAGACGAACCAGCAGATGCTGGTGTGACACCAATTCCAACTCGCCCAGTAGATGATACAGTTATTGCAGGATTAGCCGATGGACTTCCGATACAATAAGCACTATCGGTGGTTCTAGCGTATGTAAACCATTTATTACTGCCATTAATCTGATACCACATAGCACATGTCTGACTATTATCAGCATTTAAAACTAATAATGGATCACCGCCACCAGCAACATGCAAGCGATAAGATGGATTAGTACTAATTCCAACATTTCCAGAACTATCAATAACGAACGGAGAAGTATCACCAGTAACATCATTAACAACAAAACTATTACCTGTGCCATCATTAGTAATAGTAAGTGGAACATTTGTGCCGCTAGAACTAATTGTAACGCCAGTTGAGAAAACTGTAGCGGCGGTAAATGTTTTAGCGCCACTCATTGTTTGAACACCGGTTGTTCTTATAACAGTACTATCAACAGCTATGCTATCAGCACTAACACTTATTCCATCGCCCTGACCTATATCTATTGTTCTATTCGCCGCAAGACTTCCACCACCGGCTAATCCGCTTCCTGCGGTAATGGTTGTACTAATAGCTGCTTTAGAGTCAATTTGAGTTTGAATAGCGCTTGTTACACCCTTAACATAACTCAATTCTGTAAGACTAGGATAAGTACTAGTATTAAGAGAAACAACATTTTTATTACTATCAAAACTTGCGATGGTACTGGCTGTTTGATTAGCTATTCGTAAATTTCCACCAGTTAATGTGGTTCCACTTGTAGCATAAATATCTAAATTCTTACTAGTGAATAGAGTAAAAGTTTCAGATGAAGTAATATTTAATGGATAAATAGAGCTAGTGATATCATTAGATTCGGAGTCATCGTTTGAACCAATAGAAACCATTAAATTATTATTTGTATCAAATAATCTTAAACTTACAACAGTATCGTTAGAATCACTATTATATAGGTTAATTTGTGAAGGTATTGCATTACCGGTGCTACCAACGTCTAAAACACCATCAGAAAAAGTTAAATAACTCTCAGCATTAATTCCAACCGTCGAGCCGGTGCTGGTTAATATTCTGTTATCTCCACTATTACTTATGGTAGGAAGCAATCCACTAACACTACTATTAAAATTACTATTATTAATAGTTAAGGTAGTAAAATATCCACTAGCTGCTGTTATAATTCCACTAGTAGTAATATCATGATCGTTAAAATTAATACTCATAATAATTAACCATAATAAGTTTGAACTAAATTAGTTGCTGCTGTCCAACGAATATTATTACTAACCAATCCATTAACATTAATATCTAAACTAGATGTTCCGGTGTTAGCTACAACGGTTGCTGCTACTCCATTAAGACTACTATCAATAAAGTTTTCTTCTATAATTGATCCAACTAGAGCTGTAGTGCTACTATTTCTTTTAATACACCCTCTAAAATTCCATCCAGCAGCACCACTGTTAGATATACTCAAACAGGTCAAATTAATATTAAAGTTCCAAACTCCGCTAACTGGTAATACTAGTTTGCTGGAAGATCCGTCAGTATACAATGTTGTTGTAGAATCATTGGAAGTGGTATTACGCAAAGTTAATAAAGTCTGCTTAGAATCGCCGTCACTATTAAAATAACCATTGCTTAATGATAAAACTCCACTTAAACTATTAGTACCAATTCCTAATTTATTAGAATCATAATACAAACCAGATCCAACATCTATGGCCCCGCCAGATTTTGTTACTAAAACTAGTCCGCTCGTTGATCCTAAAGATCCACTATTGGTTATATTACCATGAGAATGAGTTAACGATGCATACTGAGCAGGACCGCCCAAACCTGCCCACTCTACAACATCACCAGACGATCCGGGATTAGATAATACAAAAGTTGATCCATCAGTCGCAGTATAATCTTCACCATATAATAATTTAAAACCATTATAATATACTGATAAATTACCAACTAAATAATTTGGACTAACGCTAAATGTATCTTTGGTTGTTGATAGTATTTCATAGCCCGTTATCGCAGAAGCGTAGAGATTAACGCTAACACTGCCATTAGTATCATCATAGCTAACGCTTATTCCTGTACCTCCAATAATGCCCGTACCAATAATATCCATTACATCTTCTGTATTTAAACTGGACCCTCCAGTTACGCCGGTAGCATTGATGGTAAAAGATCCATCAGAAGAAGATAAGAAAATTCCTGTTCCAGCCACTATATTTTTAACTGGCAATAAGCCGCTAACACCACTATTGAAATCTGTAATTTGTGAAACCGTATGAGTATGTCCATTAATGCTAACGCCAGTTCCATTAATAGATAATGTAGAAAAATTACCACTAGAACTACCAACCCATAGTCCACTAGAGCTATTATATTGTAAAAATTGACCGTTTGAAACTCCGGTAACAGCAACATTATGTAATTCTTCTAGTTCATAACCATTTTGAACTTTAATATAAATACTACCATTATTACTATTTTTTCTTAACACATAACCAATAAATACCATATGATTGGGCGCATACGGTTTATTGGTTAATCCATAAACTAATCCACCCGGCGTTGACGGAGAAAGCCAGACACTATCTCCAGCAGATCCTGCACTATCTGTATTTAATCCGTTAAGTACACCCTCTGTAACTACGTATCCAAATTCATTGTTGTCTAAGTTTTGTTTTAATAATCCTAATGTTTTACTAGAAGAAGTTTCAGATGCGGCAGAAGCTAGAGCTAAAACCGGATGATCTCCTTGGGCACCACTGATATAAACTGCTTGTCCTTTGGTTAACGGTCCACCAGTAGCGTTCTTAGCATAAACATAAATATCAGAAGAGGATATTTGAGACAATAATGACCAGGTTGTAATTCCATCACCAATTTTTAATATATTATTGGTAGAATCATATCCTGGTTCGCCGCTTGCTAATATAGGATTAGTGGATAGCCAATCTGAACTATTTCCTTTGCGAAATTGTATTAAATTATTGATTGGCATTGTTGTCCTATATCATTAAGTTTTACCTTTTATTATAGAGAATACTATGATAATATCCAGTAAAATTATGGAGATCCGCCATCGATATGGGCGTATGTTAATACTAAAGGACTACCAGTACTCACTCCGCTTAAAGCTGTTAATCCAGCAAAAGCAGTTTTGGTTTCGCCCAAATTAATAGTAGTACTACCTATTGTAACTCCACTATTAGTCAGATTAGTAACTGGAATATTAGTTGGTAAATATGAGACTCCAATTGTTCCAGCATTAATATTACTAGCATTTAAATTAGTAATACTTGCTCCATTACCACTAAAACCAGTAGCTGTTATTAGTCCAGCATTAAAATCTCCACTACTATCTCTAGCAACAATAGTTCCTGTTATATTATCAGGTGTTGCATTACTGGTGATTGTATACGATGTACCATCGTCTACATTAGCAGCCGTAGCGGACAATCCGGTGCCAACTACACTAACTGTGCTAGCATACTGGCCCGTAGTATCTGTACCTAATACGACACTATTTGGAGCTACTGTAGCATTTATACTTAGAATACCATTACCAAGTTCTGTGAAAGTAACGTTACCTGTACCGGTAACATCTCCTGTTAAAATACCAGTTAAGATTGGACTGGGTAAACCACTTAAATTAGCAAAATTTCTATAATAACTACCATCTTGTCCATCTAATAAATCAGCATTTAGATTAGTAACCAAGCCTGTGGATGTTACTTGTAGACTGTTACTAATAAAATCACCACTGGTGTAAACATTTCCTCCAAATAGTTTCCATGTTAATGTCATTCTATCATAAACAGCCTGAGCAACTACTTGATTAAGACCAAGATCATTTACTTCTAATCCTGCTAAGTATTGATCTCCAGCATAACCAGATGCATTTACTCTTATAATATTATCACCAATATCAACAATAGTACTATTTACTGTAGTTGTTGTTCCATTAACGACTAAGTCTCCACCAACGGTAATATTACCGGTTGTGACTATACTACCAATTCCACTAATATCTTTATTACTATCTAATACAACAGCTCGATTGGAACTAGCAGAACCAGCACTAACACCGGATAGATATGCTAATTCGTTTAACGAAACAGTTGCACTAGCGTCCGTAACATCACTCCACGTATGAGTATGTCCTAGATATGAATAACCACTAGTATGTATTGTTAAGGTATTTGTTCCGTTATCATAATTTAGTATAACTCCGGTACCAGCAGCGAGGGTAGTATCAACCTGATCACTAACCGCATTAGCAAAATCATTAATTAACGAAGAGGGTATTCCTGTAACACCTATACTTAGAGTATTTCCCGCATCATCATAAGTCCATGCTAATCCGCTACCATTTCTTAAAAATCCGGTACTAGTATGATTTCCACTACCTAAAATATCTTGAATTTGTTCTTCGTCTATAGAAGCTGCTGTTATCCTGGCGTCAACAGCACTATTAAAGTCATTGATTAAACTAGATGTTAGTCCACTAACATTAATATTATAATCATCTCCAGTTTTAACTATATGTATACCGGTACCAGATGATAATGTAACAGGAGATGATCCTGCTATGGTTATGGATCCATCACTAGCTGTTAATGTTATATTTGCACCAGCAAGAATCTTATTATATACTCTGACTCCCGTGACCTGACCACTAGCATTGGTAAGATCCTCTAATCCTATCCCGCTACCGGATACTATATCATTATATCTGATAAAAGAATATGGTAGATTATTCCATATGGTACTGCCATCGCCTATTTTTATTCTGCCTGTATCTGTTTCGTAACCAAGTTCTCCGGCTGATAAAACCGACCCTAAGTTATTATTTGATGATGTCCAAGAAGACGCTGTACCTCTACGAATTTGTATTAGAGTATCTCTAGGCATAATTAATTTCCCCTATTTAAATTGTTATATATTATGGAGTACCACAATCAAAAGAATATTGATCGAGATAGTTATCTAAACCATCAAAACCATTTCCAAAACTTGCTAATTGAATTTTTGCAAAAGGTATGTCGTCTGGAAGATCGCTTGCTAAAATTTTTTCTGTATTTATTATTTCAATAAAAACATTATTTTCATCAATAGTAATAATATTATCTTCTGTAGAAGATTCTACAACTACTATATTGCTCATGTTTGACAATCCAATGCTGTTGTTGACTCGCTATATCTCTTATGTATAGATATTACACCATACAATAATCTGATAGTATAATTTCCACCACCACTATAAAAATCGTCTGGAGATTGTAGTTCTAGGTCATATTTAGCAGTATCGAAATCGAAACTGTTGGTGGTATCAGATGGTAATAATAGTACTATTTTACCATTAGGACCATCTATATAAAATTTATATAATGTATAATCAATATTAGTAGTAGAATAAACTTTAATAGTTGATAGATTTCTTTTAGAAATATCTTTATATTGAGTATACATAGTTAATCTAGCGCACCAATTTGTTAAATCAATAATATTATTATCTGCATCTTTATATGTTGCTGCTAATCTAAAAGATGATCCTCTTTCTATAGAAAAATTATATTGGCTTGCTGACATATTTATACCCCTCTGAGAGTATCTAGTAAGAGATACACCTTATATAAAAAAAGCCGCCCAAAAGAGCGGCTTTTCTTATCAAGACTTAAAAAAATAAGTAATTGTATCAAAGTGAACCAAGTAAGACTCTGCGATTGTCCAGAACGGCGAAGCCTTGTTCTGCCCAACCATAGAATCCGGCTCGTTTTTGACGATGAAGAGAATCATCTTCAAAAATTTGAACCTGTTCACGAATAGGCATTATGAAACTATCTCTCTTACGAAGATCTAGGCCAACCACAATTTCTGTAGCATGACCGGTTGGCATTGATGCGCTAAGAGTATTGCTATAGAATAGCTGATATTCTTGACCATCACCAAGTTCGTCTAGATCGTGAAGATTAATGCCAAATACTCTGTTAATACTACCATCGGCAGCTGTGTAGATCTCTCGACGAGTAATTTCGTCAACTTGATCAACACCCCAATTACGGATATCTTCCATAGCTTCAGGGGATACATAAAGATCTGTTAGCATACCACGATTATTACTAGCGCTATTACCGCCACCATTACGACGCATAACAGTTTTCATTAAGCTAACAAGACGCTTTGTAAATTGACCAGCAGCAGCGTCGCTATCGTATACTACGATATTGCGATCAACGCCAGCAGCCAATAGTGTGTGCCAGCCATCGTCGTTCATTTTCTTAACGAACGAAGCTTCTAGCACCTCCATAGCACGACCAACAACATCCCAACGAGCATCTCTAGCATACTTTAAAAGATAATCGATACTTGCACCAATATCGAATGTTGGGACCATAACATAATCGCCCTCAACATGACGTTCTGGAATATAACCATGATTAGGAATTGTGTATGCCACAAAGTCCTTTTCTGTACCAGGAGCCAAGAAATCTAATGGAAATTCTGGAGTAGCACTTTGAGCTAGTGTAATTGGCTCAAAAATACCATCAAGAATATTGCCGTTAAGAATACCCTGACGTAATGGTTGTTCTAAAGCTTTAGCAAACTCTGAATTAGCAGCAAGAGATGTTTCTCTGTGCTGTGAACCAGATCTGATCAAAAGATCAGTTAATTCTGGAGTTGGTTGAAAAGATTTGGTATTTACTGCTGACATGTTTGTTTTCTCCCTTTATTTGTTATTAGGCAATATTTACTGCTACTTTGACATAACCATCTGAATCTTTTGAGCTTAAAAATCTACCAACTCTGTAAGCCTCATCTTCTGTAGAAGCATCTGTTGGAGGAGTGGCAGAGAAATTACCACTAACGCCTACATAAGCTGTGGCACCAGCACTTGGAGTACCAACAACCATATTGGTTGTTACTTGACCAACTTGTAGCAAAGTAACTTTGCCACCTACTTGTACCTCATCTTTATGCCAATTAATATGTTGTCTAGTTAAATCTAGATTAACAACATCATTTAAAAGAACACCAACTGGTTTTGCTCCGCTTGTGGATGTAGCATATGCTACAACAGCGGCTGCATCATCCATAGCAACTCCGGAACCTCCGGTAGATACCGAAGCGACACCGCCTCTGGTAGCTGTGGTATTCATGAAAAAAGACACATCTGTTTGTAATTCAACACGATCTGGTTTAAGAGCCATATTTTTTCTCCCTTATTTCGAGGTTTTACCTAGTCTAGCGCTTACAAATTCTACAAGTTCTGCACGAATACTCGCATGAGACGATTCTGCTTCTAGTTCATCGTTACCAACACTAATGCTTACTGCGTCATCTGTCTCAACAGTATCAAGAGCTGTTTCTAGCGATGTATCTTCTTCAGAAGACATTAGTTTTTTATTCATCATCATTGCTTTTTCTTCTTTTTTCATTTTAGCGGCCATAGCCATGAATAAAGATGCCATAACTTCAAAAGATTCATCGTCTATGTTTTCAAATTTTTCTAGTGTAGAAGCAATTACATCATCTTCTAAACCGGCTTCGACTAAAGATGCTTTACGTTTTAACATCTTATCTTTTTTAGCCATTTCTTCTTCTTTCATTTTGTAAGCTGATATGGCTTCCATAGCGACATCTAGTTCTGATTTTACTTTCTTCATATCTTCTTCCATCATGGATTTTTCTTCTTTCCATTTTTTAGCAGCTTCTTCGAACTCAACTGTTTTTTCAGAAAGAGCTTTGTCGAATGCAGATTGGAGTTCTTCGCTTTTTGTTTTTTCTTTCTTGACCATTTCGTCTTTTTCTTTCATGGCTGCCTCTAATTCTTGGTTGGATTGTTGAAGTTCAGAAGCTAGTGAACGAGCTTGTTCAACTTGATCAGCACACGATGCTGAAACTGTATCAAGTTTTTTATTTATCTCGGCAACTTCTTTTTCTAAATTTTCATTCATAATATTTTTCTCCATATCTACATTAATTATTGGATTAATATCTGATACACCTAAATTTGTCAAATGTTCATTTTTTATATTTGCTTTTGTTATAATTTCTTTATGAAAAATTATACTATCTGGATTTGCTGGTTTGTCAACAAAACCTTTTCCACTAAATGTGATGTTTCTTAATACCCTACCAATCTTATAATTATCATGTTCGCCTTGTCCACCATATGCTCTTAAATATTTTGTTAAATAAGCTGTGTCATTATTTCTTGTTAATATTTTATATTGACCATTAACCTTATTGATTAAACCATAATCAAAACCATTAAAATAACACTCCATACTAACATATTTTGTGCCATTTTCTATTTCTGCTATAAGTTTTGCTGCTCTATCTCTAAGTTCTGGGGTGCTATACGATTTATATATTACTGAACCTGTAACTATATGGAATTTATCTGGTAGTTCATCCATATTAATAGTTTCTGGCAATAATTCTCCTTCGTCGTCGATTGTCCAATTAGAAATTATATGGCCAATTATAGTATTCTCATCGTGTTCTAAATTTGTTGGCTTGTCTTCTGGTGTTTTTCTAGCAGCCCATATTTCTTGCTTATCAAAAATATCATCATTACGATTCCAGGAAGAACTAACAAGAATAGATTGAACATAATATAGATCCGGATCATTAAAAGAAGCAGCAATTTTATCTTGAAACTTATTATTTTCAACAGTAAATGGGGATAACAATGAATTGTATGCTATGCTAAAAGAGCCAGAAATTTTTTCTGATAATCCATCACTATTTTCTTGTTCATATATAATCATATATTATATGCCTTTATCTTGGTTGAGATAACTATAAAAAGAAGCCTTGGCTTGTTTTTGATCTTCAACTGTTAGATCTCGACTAAAATCTGCGGATAGCTGTTTTAACCATACACTATATTGATCAATTAAATGATAATTTACATTTTTAATATTAGACATAATTATTTCATTAGAGATTGAGCAGAAAGGTTTTAAAGATAGAAATATTCCGGTTTTTAACCTGTCTAATTCTTTGTGTTGTTCATTGGATAAACTTCTCATATTTTTCTTTTGGAAAAAATCTAGCATTATAGGATTAATAATATTATTAATTTCTTCCTGGGCTTGGTTTGCCCATACCATAAGCTTGGCGCCGGTTTGTGGTGAAAATTGTTTGGGTTTTCTTTTTGTGGAATCCTTAGATAATTTGGGTCTGCCTTGCTGCGGTTCTCCTGGCAAAGATTCTGAGGAATCTTTTGCCAACTTTGTTGGTGTTAAAGCTTGCTTGAGTTCCAAAGAATTTTTTTCTCCATTCTTTTTTGGATCTAGTGATAAACCAACTTCGCTAGGAGTTACTATACCGCTTTGTAAAGCTATTTTTTTCAAAGCATTTTCTGGATTAGGATCGTGCCACGGTCCCGCTTTTGGTATCATTTTTCTTGATTTTCTTTCTTTTTTCTCTCTTACTAGTCTTGATTTTTCCATATCAGGATCTAAACCGAATCTGGTTTGTAATAATTCATCACTAATTAAATTTCTATCTGCTAATTGAATTAGTAAAGCTTTTTCAGCTTCTTCATTACTTAAGTCCATTCTATCAAATTCTATTTTTGCTGGTTGTTTAAAATTCATAGCCTTTTGAACAAGTAAGATTTCGTTAGTCCAAAATTCTGTGAGGATATCTCTACCATATTGAAGTCTTTGAGTTAATGTTTTGAGACTAATAAAATTATTAGTAGTACCAGCAGCGCCGTATGTGCCGGTTAAAGTGGGCGGAATACCTAGTCCTGCGTAAACAGCATTGAGATGAGGGATATATTTGCCTTCTCCAAGAAATTGATGTACACTAGTTTTACTTTCCAATAATTCTATGTCTGGTCCCCAAATAAGATCCATTGTTCCTCCACCAACATTGTTTCCTAAAATTTGAGCTAGTTTAGCTGCTGCTGCTTTGGTGGGAGCTATTTTATGTTCTAGGCTGCCCAGTTTAAAAATTCTTATATTGCTTATGGCTCCGTCAAGAGCTGCCATATCAGCTAATTTTAATTTTTCAATTACAGTAATATCGTCCATAATAGAGTATACCATGGGAAAAGCCCATCTTTGCCAATCGTCTTTTTTATAATGAAATACCAATGTTTTATCCGGATCTAGTGGATAATTTTTCTTAAATTTTGCTGCCTCTATAATTTGTTGTGGTAACTGAGCAATAATTTGTTTTTCGGATTCTGTTTTTGGAGCATTAATAATTTTTCTAAGCGTAGCCGGTAGTACTAGTTCGTATCTTTTATCTTCAACAAAAGAGGCTAACGATCCGGCTGCAACCTCTACATATATAGGATCTATAAAAGTATATCTCCATGGAATTTCTTTTTTTTCTATTTTGATATTTTCTATACTATCTATAAGTAGATCTGGTTTTGCTATAGATTTATATAGATCTTTAACTACTTTTAGACTTAACTTCCCTGTTTGCCTATTAATAATAACATTTCCACTCTTGTATAAGTTATTTAGAAATCTTTCACTTCTTTCCTTACCTCTAATTTTATTAAACCATTTTTTGTAAAATTTTTCTATTTTTTTATCTTTATGTACAATTCTAATCCCTTGAGCTGCAAAATCTCCCATAAGATCAATTACATTTTTAACCAATCCTACTCTTTGATAAATATCGTCTGCTTTTTTTAATATAAATTTAATTTGCCTAGGAACGGCCTCGTCAGGACGAAAAAAGTCATAATCTAGTCTGGTTAATCCTGGACGACCAGATGTATTAGTATCTAAATTAGAATAATCTAGACCATACCTTCTCATCGCAGAAGCTCTTTCTATCATTGTATACTCAGACATGGATTCTGAGGATTTATTCAAAGCTTCTTGTTTGGAGCTAAGATCATCGCCCCATGTTACATAAGCTTCCTGTCCTATAGTTTCTGCATCTTGAATTTGATCACTTTTTGGATATTTTTTCATATTATTTTTTTTTAATTGTAATGTAATGTTATTATATTCTAATTACACTGTTATTTGTAAATTCCTAAATAAATATCGTTATTTGCTTCGTTGGTAAACCACTCTGGTCCTTTATACATATCTCCCTTTTGGTCCACAATAGTATTTCTGTTGCCTCCGATAATATCATAAGATGGTTGAGACAAAGTGTTTCTGATTTGTCTAGCTAACATATTAGCGATTAATAAAGCACTATAACGGTCTTTACGTAATCGTCCTTTCTTGCCATTATTCATTTTAATTTCTGGAGTGTCCCATCTGTCTCTAGCGCCAGCGCTGGAACTTGTTTGTGTCATTACTATAGTTGTTAATTCGTCTTTTAAATCTTCTATTTCTAGAATACATTCGCTTAAACTATCATAAATAGGAGAGTTTAAATTAGTAGATAATATATCTTTACCTTCCTTGTCTAAGGCTAGACCTAGTGTTAGATTATCAAAACGAGGAAATAATAATAATTTATCCTCTAAGTCTTTGCGTAATCCGTGATTAGCTTGACTTGTCCATTCTGTTTTAACAAATTGAACGAGTTCAAGTATGTGCAAACCAGATTGATTATCCGTATCTTTGCTTTTCTCATAGTTAATAGTTGGCCAGATTAATTGTTCGCCTTGCTCTATTTTGTATGGATCATGTAAAGCTTCCTCTATAGCTACGCCACCACCCTGAGCGTCCATGCCTATTATTTTGGGAGGAAAGGTTTTCATTAGATTTCTAATTTTTCTTGCACAAAATCCATAAAAGTCATGTTCTTGTACTAATCCTGTTTTTTGTCTTTCTTTAAAATTATTTCTATTAGTTGTCCAGCAGTATACGACTCTGGAGTGATCGGGATGTATTTCTAGTATTACTATACTAAAATTATCTCTTTCACTAGCCGGATCAACTCCATAAATATATTCATGATTAGTATTGCCTGCTATAGTAGCATCAAAAGAAATGTTTCTATTATTAATAGAGATAGGATTTGTGTCGCTAACAACACAACTTTCTATTAGACTTCTTCTAAAAAATCCTTCACTATCATTAATAAAACACGCAGCATATTCCATATTATATATGCCGGTATGGATTGTTGCTTTTGCTCGTGCTACTTGTTTATCATCCATAAATCCTTTTGGAATTAATTCGTATGGTATTCTTATAATACTATAGTCTTTCCAATTAAAATTATCTGGAATTTCTCCATTAAAAATTTCTTTGAGTTTATTGATATCGCCTTTACTTTCTATAATGCTCTTATATCTTTTCCAATAACTAGCAAAATGTTTGAATCCATAGTCTGCTGTTCCGCTAATAATAGCCTGATTACTGGGTTTATAAGATAGTGTTTCTAATTGATCATTCCATAAACCAGCTTTTATCATTGCTGCTTTCTTAGCTTCCTGTTTTACATTCTCTATAGGACTAGCAGATACAGCAGCGAAACCGGAGACTACTGTTTCATAAATTTCCGAGGACATAGAGGCAAATTCGTCTGCTATAATAATATGAGCTCTTAAGCCTCTAATCTTTGAGCCGTCACCCATAGGAATAGCAATAACCCAACTATCTCCTAATCGTAATGTGCATCTGTCTACATCTCGTCGTGGACCATCATCATTACCATTAAAAATACTACGTAATATAGGACTCGTACGCCAGATATTTTCCATGTATTCAAAAAGTATTTTGCTTTGTCTAAAACCCGCACCAACTACTACTATTTTGGTACCAGGAACAAAAATACATTTTAGTATACAATATAAGCTCATTAAAAATGATTTGCCGAAACCACGACTAGCAACAAACATTGGGAATGGTCTAATCCAGAATTCTTGTAGAATCGCTATTTGTATCGGATGAAGCTCTATATCAAATAATAATTTACATGTTGACCCTATGTATTTGGTTTGTTTTAATATTTTTAACAGATGAAGATCGGGATTTTCTATTTCGCTTTCGTTCCTATTAATCATAGGATTAGAAGAAATAATTACCTTGGATAAATCTCCAAGACCTAACCATGCATCACTAAATATCTTTTTTTGGTTGTCCGTGGAGTTCATATATTTTTCTCATTAAACTAATAGCCATTTGTTCAGCATTGCTCGCATCGCCACAAAAAAGTACCTTAATATTATGGAGCAATTGTAGTTCATTTATATGTTTTAAAATAAATTTTGGTGTTATTTTTAATTTATCCCACATTCTTTTAGGAACATTTGATCCTACTGGATAAACGAGAACATCTTGTAGTTCAAATTCCAATAACAGAAAAGCATGAGGAATTTTATTCATTCTATCAATAACATCTTTAAATCTTTTTTCCGTTATATTATTTGCAAACTCGCTTACGCTACCTTTACGCTCTATGCAAAATAGGTGCTCTAATCCTTGTAGCGAATAGTCTCCAGTATCTAATTTAGATACGCTTTTAGTCATGTGCTCAAAAGTCCATGGATGTTGTTCTCTGGTATCTATTATTATATGAAAATTACTGAAGTCTATCATCTGCTAATATCTTTAAAAAAACGGCTGCATAAATTTCTTCCATACCCTTAATAAGATCATGATGATATTTACACAGAGTAATACCATTATTAACATTAAATCTTAAAGATGGATAATCAGACCAAGTTTTTATATGATGAGCATTAAGTTTTCTGTTTTTATCGCAATTAGGCCATCTGCACCTAAAATTATCCCTAGAATATACACTGTTACGCCACTCTTTGTATTTGGGATCTCTAAAATTTCTAAACATGATCTAGTATTCCCACATCATTGTCTACCATTTCATAAACCAATTCCTGAAAAGAATATTCTGGAACCCAGTTTAGTGTTTTTTGTGCTTTTGATGAAATACCTCTAAGATACTGTACTTCTGCTGGTCTGTATAAATTTTCATCTATAGTAACATAATTCTTATAATCCATATTTATCTTATTAAAAGATAGTTTAAGAAAATCGTATACGCTATATGTATTACCTGTAGCTATAACATAATCATCTGGATTATCATACTGCATCATTAAATACATAGCTTTAACATAGTCTTTAGCATGTCCCCAGTCTCTTTTAGCACTAAGATTACCTAATTGTAGATTTGAGGTTGTTCGATTATTAACTAGATCTCCAATATATTTAGTGATTTTACGAGTAACAAAATTTTCACCACGTCGTGGACTTTCATGATTAAATAGTATGCCACAGCAACCAAATAATCCATAAGCTTCACGATAAATACCTACTAGTCTATGACTAGCTAATTTTGCAACACCATAAGGACTCTGAGGCAGAAAAGTGGTGTCTTCGTCCTGATAAGGTTCGTCGTATTTGGATGTGTCGTAATTTTTACCGTACATTTCGCTAGTGCTAGCCTGGTAAAACTTGGTAGATGAGGAACGTGTTCTAATAGCTTCTAAAAGATTAACAACTCCTACAGTATCAATTTCTATTGTGGTTGATGGATTTTTAAAAGATGATCCAACATGACTTTGAGCAGCAAGGTTGTAAATTTCATCTGGTTTGTATTTGTCTACTAAAGAACATATACCGGACGGGTCCGTTAAATCGCATTCTTCTAAAATTAAATGGGGCGATTTTATTAGATGATGAATTCTATCAAAATTATTAATACTGCTTCTTCTATACATTCCAACAACTTTATAGTCTTTTTCTAGTAGTAGTTCAGCTAGATAGCTACCGTCTTGTCCTGTGATGCCGGTGATAATGGCCGTTTGCATTTTAGTCCTCTCGTTGTAAAATAGTTTCTGGTGTTAAAAATGGACTGTCCAAAGTATTATCAGCATATGAATGGTAATCGGATAGTTTGTTTTTTACTTGATTTGCTGCTATAGCCAAAATTTCCATCTCTTTGCCCTCTTTTTCTCTTATTTCTTCATCTTCAAGCATTCGTATAAGTCCTACCCAAGAACTTTTGCCGTCCTCTATTCTTTTGATCCTTTGTTCACGAGTAGCTTTAAGATCTTTACTAATTTTTTGTTGTTCGTTAAGAAGCTTGGTATATTCATTAGTATAATTAGCGATGCTGTTACGGGCGAACGATAATTGCGTTTCCAGGTTGGCCAATTTCGGAATATCTCTTTGATCCTCTGGTTTAGCATATTCTTTATCAACCTCGTTTTGTAGTTTTTCAGTATCTGCTATGTGTCTTTTACGTTCTTTCATACTCCGATTAATAAGAATATCAATAGTAATAAATTGTTTGATTTGTAATTCTTCAGCAGGAAGAACATCTTCCCTAAATTGTTTAATTAGTCCGACCCATGTATTTTCGAAGTATTCTAGTTCTCCGGTCTCTTTGTCAAATTGTTTTTCTATCTCGCTCCAAAAAGTTTTTAGATATAATTTTTGTTTTAATATTTGATCATCTGATGATGTATGCGTTAATTTAGTTTGTTGAATATATTTTTCTATGGGGGCTATGCTGCGATTTAAATGATTAGCAATATTTTCAATAGTTAGTGTGCTAATATTATCTCGTATATATTTTTCTTCTTCAAGACTTAATTGGCCTCTTTTTTTAGGTATTGAATTAGACATCGTAATTATAATTTGTTAGAATAGCTTTGATACAATTAATTAGTTTAGTAAGATCTTGTTTGTAAATTTTTTCTCCGTATTTTAATTTGAGATATGATGCGCGGAATTGTGCAGGAATCTCTTTGTCTAGTATTTGAATAATTTGTTCGTTGGCTACCATATCGGGAATGGATTGTTCTGTAGAAATATTCTGATTTGTAAGATCCTCTATGCCTATTGGTTTCATAATATTTTTTTTATTATTATTACGTTTAAACCAAGACGAATATTCTGCACAGTCATTTTTATCTGAAAATTTAGCACACTGATTAAATGATTGTTTATTTGATGGATCGTAAAATGGACAAGTTAAACATGGTTTATCTGGTCTTTGAAAGTTGTCTCTTTTGTAATTAAATAGTCTGTTTCTTACGTGGGTCCATAAAAAATTTTCAAGAGGTCTAGAATTGTCATACTTCTCTAAGCCTTCTAGAGCAAATATAGCAGCTTGTTGCTTCATATCTTCGTAGCTGTGATATCCGAATTTAAATTTATGAGCAAGTCTTTTTGATATATTATCTAAAACTTGTAAAAATTCTTCTTCAGTTACATTATTTTGTAGTTTGTTGGTTTTTTTCTTCTTCATATATTAATTGTGCTATACTTTTACCATCAGACATTTGTAAATCATTATTTATATTCAAACATCCTGAAGCTTTGGCTACTAACACAGAATCTACGGGAGTTGGTTGTGGGTTATTTTTCATGTAAACACCTTGCGTTAAATTGGTCAAACGTTAATATAATAACATTGTGTTACAATTTGTCAACTTTTACAAGGAACTACTATTATGGCTAATTATAAAAAATGGACCGCACAAGAGCTAGATTTTATCACTAATAATTATCAAACCACCAATGATGAAGAATTAGCTGCTAAATTAAGTCAATTAACTAATTCTAATATTAATACTGCTATGATCAGAAGACAACGCAGAAAATTAAAACTCAACAAACCACGAGGTCGTCCGTCTAAAAATAAAAATATTACTAGTGTTGAGCAGCTACATTTTTCTTGATGGTATATAAATTTTCAACAAAGACTAGGTAGTAAGAGGAGTAGATTTTTCTGCTCCTTTTATTATATACATACATAAAATTATGAGACCAAAAGAATCTAAAGATAGTAAAAAACGAAAGTTAAAAAAGTTTTTAACATCTCAAGAAGAAATACAATTCGTAGATAAATATAGAGAAGGATTAAGTTTAAACTATTTATCTAAATATTATAATGTATCTAAAAGTACATTAAGTTTGATTATGAAAATTAGAAATATTAAATGCAGAGTAAATCATTCTCATATAGCTAAATGGAATAAGATACAGAATCTGGATAATATAAAAAATAATATTAGTGGTGTTTATGCTATATATTTTATTAGTAAAACAAATTTTAATAATATTCAATTATATATAGGCAGTAGTGCGAATATTAAAAAAAGATTAAATGACCATATACGTACATTAAAATTAAAAAAACATTCGTCTTCTAAGTTATTAGAATTTTTTACAAATAATAACTATACTATGCATATGGGAATTGTGCAGGAATGTGATGATAAAGATGTGTTGGAACATGAATCTAAAGTATTAGCAAAATTTAATGAATCTTGTTTGATAAATTCGTGGAAACCTACTAAAGAAGAAGATATATTACCATGGCTAGAAAAAGCTATAACTCTTAATTCGTATAAAGATCGTATCTTAACGAATAACGGTTGTTGGGAAAGTAGATATGTGGATAAGTATGGATATGCTAAGCTAAAGGTGGTAGCTTTTAGAGATTGGGGGCCTGGTGAAAAGAAATATTTTTATGCGCACAGAGTGGCTTATTGGGAGAAGTATGGAGAATATCCTGAATTAATACGACACAAGTGTGGTAACTCTAAGTGTAAAAATCCTGATCATCTAGAAAAAGGAAATCATAGAGACAATGCTTTTGATAAAAGGGGGAATTTTCCACAATTATTTGAGAAGAAATGGTTGGAATTTCATGCTGATCCAGTAAAGCTAAGTGAATACTTCTCTGACAGATGGAAAGCTAATCAAAAATGGAAAGATACAAAAATATCTTATGCTGTATATAGCTGGGAAAGAAAGTTAGATCTTAGAAAAAAATATCCAGAAATTTTAGACTCTAATAGAGACAGAAGATTTAGCATATCGTATCAAAAGAGAGGTAGAAGCAGAAAGAATCTACGGGCTAATAAGAAAGTTTAGGTGATACATTTAAATTTTTGAGTCCGTATTGCTTATGAATGTCCTGGGGATTTTTGAGACTGTGTTGTAAAACCACGAGAAAATGAAAAAACCCCCTAAGTGTTTATGGGGACTAGACTTGTGACAACATTGATCCGCCCCGCTCGACGTAAGTGCTTACTCTGTAACGACTTATGATGACCCCAAAGGTGGTGTAGCAAAATGCTGTGCAAAATGCTACAGTGTGACGCAAAATGCTACAGTGATCCTTACCGCGTCTCAAATTGAGAATGCTGTAACCCTATATTTTTCAAGGGGTTATGGAAAATCGTATTTTTTTTCTCGAATGGCACGGCGTGTGCATATATATAGGACAACAAAGAAAGAGAGAGCGAAAAATGGAAAACGGAAACGGGTTCGCGGTTGGTGATCGTGTGGTGTGGGAGTTTGTTTTCGATCAGCCCGAATACTGTGGTGTGGTGGTCGAGGTCTTTGGTGATCGGATGGTGGTCGAATGTTCCGATGGTCGTGCAACGATTCATGCGGATGACGCGATGCTCGAATCGGAATATGACGCTCAGTTTTCTCACTGATCCCCTATAAAGGGGGTTGATGCGGCCAGAAAAGTTTGGTAGAATCAAGACACAAGAAAGAGAGAAAAAGATGAAGCGTTGGACTCAGGACTATCGGTATATCGTTTGGACGGTGACCGAAGGTACGCATGATCGGTATGACCTGTACGTGGCCGGTGTGCTGAAGTATACTAACCTTTCATTCGAACAGTTTTATCCGATTTACAAGGCAGAATCCGCAAAGGTATCCTGAGAAAGAGAGAAAAAGATGGTTTTCAATGTTGGCGATAGGTTGAGCGTGGTCTATAGTACTGGCGAATCGTTCACCGGTGAACTGGTTAGCGTTCGTGAGATTCCGAACAAGGGAACGTTGATTCTGGTCAACGATGATACTGTGGGCTATCGGTCCATGTATACCGACAAGGTTGTGAGCGTGATCGTGGAGAATGCTTGATATGACGAATCAGGTATACAATACACTTCACCGCCTTGTTGCTCATCATGGTTATTCGGCTATGTTTGTACAACATATGGGCGGGGGTATATATCTGTACAGCATAGGCGGCATACTGTACCGCATAAGGGGGGATGGTACGATCCTCTAAGAATTCGACGCAAACCATTGTGCCATAAGGACTTACGGCAAAATCGGCCCGCCCCGCTCGACGTAACTCCTTATGATTCAAGCACTTACGGCGACCCCAAAGGTGGTGTAGCAAAATGCTGTAGCAAAATGCGTCACCTGTAGCAAAATGCCTCACCTCGGCACACCCCCGTCTCAAAATGAGAATGTTGTAAAGTGTTGCTACATAAGG